CTATAGCTTTGCCTTTATTCGGATTTCAAATCGTCCAGCCTCCCAATCTTTCTTGCGGATATATGTGGCGCTCTCAATAACGAGTTTTAAAAGTTCGTTTTTCTTTTCGGGAGATGATTCTGGATATTTAGAGAGGACTGTCGCAAGCGTTGGAAGAAAAACATGCGCACTGTTTTGGCGAATTTCTTCTCGCTGAATCTCCGCTTCAATTTGATTAATTTCCGTCTTGATTTCATCAATTCTTTTAACCAAGTTTTGTTGGCGCTCCACAAACGTATCTACATCATATATCCCTCGTTCAAGTAAATCATGCAGTTTTCCTTTTTGGTTATCCAGTTCGCCAACTTCCTGCAATTTCTTTTCAATCAGCATTTTCTTGTAAGGTACGGCAGATTCTTCGTTTGGTGACGGCTTGTTCAGGCTTAGTTCAACCAAACTTTCCAATTCCCTCAAACTTTCAATTACCTGATTCTCGACCATATGAAATGCTGACCCTTTTTGGACGCTTCGGCAACTTGGCGTATTACATCGAATAAAACTGCTCGGTCGGTCTTTGCGCGGTTGGTACAGCATCGTATAGCCACATACTCCGCATTTAAGGATTCCGGCGAGCGGGTTAGATAGTTTGTTCGTCGGCTTGGTAGAGGGTCGCCAGCGCCCTGTATGCGCCTTATTGGCGGCGTCAAATAACTCTTGCGACACAAGCGGATCATGGGCGTTTTCTTTTATCGTCCATTTGTCGCGAGGCATTTTCTTGCGCGTATATTTCCCGTTGCGCTTCGTGTATTTAGTGACGCCCCAAATAATTTTTCCGAGGTAGGCTTCGTTCTTTATTATAGCGGTTATACTACTCGGCGACCATGTGTCGCGCTTTGGATTGGGCGGCTTAATTCCGAGTCTGTCCAATTCATTAGCGACTTGTTGGCGTCCATGTCCATCGCGCATCATTTCGAACATCTTGCGCACGACCCAAGCGGTTTCAATGTCGGGAACTAGCCGTAGGTTTTCATCGCGCGCATATCCGTATGGTGGCTTTTTGCTAATCGATTTGCCTTCGCTGGCTGACGACACCCGTCCAGACTGTAATCGCCGAGTAATCGCCTTTAACTCTTCGCGCGCAACCAGCGACTTGATTCCGAAAACCAATTCCCACGTTTGCGAATCGGGATCATACATTTCGGTTGGCGTTATTACTTTCGTATTGGAATAGCGGAAGGCGCGGTCGAGAAGCCCTTGGTCGAGCATATCGCCACGACCCAACCGGTCAAGGTCAACGACAAGCACGGCGTCAGCTTCGCCCGCTTCAACGGCGCGCAGCATTGTCTGTATTTCAGGGCGCTCGCTAATTGATTCGCCCGAAACAACTTCTTCATATATTCGGCGGATATTGTGGCGCTCTTTTCTTGCGACAGCTAACAGCGTGGTGCGATGGCGCTGAAGCGTATCGTGTCCATCCTTGCGTTCTTCTTCAATGTCTTTTCGGCTTTTACGTAAATATAAGAATATATCGAGATCGGTTAATCGACTCATAAACTCACCTCTATCCGTATTATAATCGCCTGTACACGCAAATTCAACTGCGCGGTTTCACATTCTCGCGCCTATTATATATCGAGGAGGATGATCGCATGAAAGTATACAAAATAGGTAAGGCGACAATTTATGTTGAGTCTGCTTTATTGGATATGCCTAGAGAGGAAGCGAAAAAGTGGGTAGCGGATGAGTTGGCGAAGGGGAACCCGTTATTAAAAGAAATGGAGCGTGTAGTTAATGAATGTTATAGAGAATGTGCGCTAAACGATGACTTATAAAGTTGTCGTTATTTTTTTTGCAAAAAAGTGCGCGACTTTAAATCCTCGCGCCTATTATTTAGTGAAGCAACGAAATCACACGGCGTAAAATAAAGAAAGGGTGGTTAGATTGGCATTGGCAGATTCATTAGTGAGCGAGATACAGGACTTACTTGACGCAGGGCACAGTAAATCAAAGACGGCGGATATTTTAGGGTTGAATCATAAGCAGGTTATCAGGGTAATGGATAAATACTCGTTGGAGATATACACTCCTTTTGACTCGGACTATTTACCAGAAGCCAAGCAAGAGATTGACGAGTTTTATGCGGAGGATTTACTTGAGAAATTATGCGATATTGCTTTTGACGACTTGCGAGTAAACATTTCCGAATGTCTTGAAGAAGAATTTGAAAGTGTTGGCGGCTATATTAACCAAAAGTACGGCAGCATTTTTAAATACCTAGATAAAAACGGAAAATCAGCATTGTCTGAATGTATTTATGCAAGCTGCGGTAATTGTGGAGTTGAGTACAACTTAACGAAATACCAGCGAAAAAACGGTAGGTTATACGGTTTGGTTTTAAGTGAGTGCAATAAATGCCGCTCGGAGAGGATTAAGTATTACTACCAAACTAACCCAGACGCATTCAAAAGAGTGCAGCACACTAGGAGAGCAAGACCAAACAGTTTACCTCATGATATAACGTTGGATGAGTTGAGAATATCAAAAGAAGCGTTTAATAACTCTTGTGTACTCACTGGGTCGACTAACACACAGCTCGACCACGTGATACCAATAGCAATCGGGCACGGCGGATCCACATACGGCAATATGGTTCCGTTACGTCCAGATTTAAATCACTCGAAAAACGACAGTAACATTTTCGAATGGTTCGAGGCGAATAGGCAACGCTTTGAACTACCGCAAGAACGTTTCGATAACTTAATCGACTGGCTAGCGTCGGCAAAAGCTATGACAGTCGAAGATTATCGCGATTACGTTTATTGGTGTCACGCTAATCCGCGCAACATAGACGAAAGCGAGGCGATATAAATGCCTGACAAGAATCTAGTATCAGTCGAAACACAATCCGAACTATCGCTAATCACCGGCAAAAAAGAAACGCGAATCTTCGTAAAAATGTACGTTGAAGCTGTCCACAGCGGGCTAATCGCCGACATAGGGCCGGAGCGCTGGCAGACACTTTGCGTAATTGCAGCGTTTATGGACGAAAAGGGCGAATGCTACCCGACGCAATATGCGATAGCTGAGCGATTAAATGTCGCCAGGGAAACGGCAAATCGGCGTATCAAATCGTTGTGCGATTATCGCTGGCAGGGGCGGGCTGTCGTCGTAAAGGTTCAGTCGCGGGATCACGAAAAGCAAACATGGGATAACGTCAGGTATACGATATTGCCGATAAGTGGACTGAAGATGTTCTAACCGTCACACGGTAAGCGTCACTCGGCGGACGTCACATAAACAAGAACCATAGTACCAAGAACTATAATAACTAGAACCATAAAGATTGCAGCGCTAACGCACTGCCAACTGCATGAATCATTTACGTAAAGCTCTTATATAAAAGAACGACGAAAAGGTAATGAAAGAGTTGGCGGACGTAAGGACGCAATCACTTGAACTTATAAGGGGTGAAGTAAATGGGGCGTAAAAGTATGTCGCCAAAGGAGTTTTCGCAAATCATACGAAGATGTAAGGCGGCGCCAGGGTTGCGCTATATACAGCCGACAATACACGCCAGGACATACGATATTGTCGCGGTCATATTCTTTACATCGGACGAAATTGTCGAGTTAACCATCACGAATAACCCGGACGAGAATTTCGTATTGCTCGACGCGGTTAATGAATATTTAGACGGATTGGAGGCGAGTGTTAAAGGCTTAGCGTGGGGGGAGTTCGGAATTTGTCCGTATCGCAAAGTAGGCGAAGAGAGGTACGAAGCTATACACGGAAACCATGAGGAGGGTGATGAGCAGTGACAGAGGAAGAATTGCAGGCAATACGAGAACGGGCGGAGAGGGCGACAGTCGGAGATTGGGATTACGATGTAGAAGACGGAGGTATTTCAAACGGAAATTTCATGGTAGCTATGGCAGATTCTAATGCGGAAGGCTACCCGTATATTCGCGCTAAGGAATGTGACTTAGAATTCATCGCAGCAAGCCGGGAAGATATTCCGAAGCTGTTGGCGGAGGTTGAATGGCTTACTAATCGATTAAATGAAGCGGAGAATCTAATGTCGGAGGCTCACGACTTGCTTGACAATGTTCACTGCTATGAAACGGACGTTTATAACGCGATTAGTAAATACTTCAACGATGAGGAGGATGATGAGTAATGACGCTAACACAAACGGAAATAGACGCGATTCGGGCAAGGACGGAGGCAGCTACGGAGGGGCCTTGGGAACCGGCGAGTTTAGCTAATGGCTATGTTATCGCGGTAGGGGAGTTTAGCGTAGTCGCGAGTGTTATTGAGTACGACGATAACGGAGATATTCATACCACGTTAACGCAAAATCACGAGAATAATCGTCAGTTCATCGCACACGCACGCCAAGATGTGCCGAAGTTGCTTGACGAAATTCAACGGTTAAAAGATATATTATTTCTTGAACAGGCCGAATATCTCGAAATGAAACGCAAGAAAAACGAAGCTCTTGCGGAGATTGAGCGGTTAAACGGAATAGTCGAACTCGCGAACAGGGCTGCCGTCAGTGCTATAGCGATGTTAGGTAAACGGGGTGCTACCGAATGACTAAGCCGAAACTAGCGTCAGCATCCGACTGGCAAGCGCGGGACATATCGCAATGGAACGTTCAGACTTTCCTCGCTTATATCACGGAAACCACACGTGAAAAGTACGGCGTAGAGTATTCGCCAGGCGGAGGTGGCTCGAAGCAGGCGCGGTGGGGGCGTGAGCGCGGCATGTTGAAGAATGCGCAGGGCAAATACGGCAATCGCGTGCTGCGGACGTTCATCGAAATTTGCTGGCGTGAGTATCGCACGAGTAAGCCGGAGCTGTATCCGTATCCGAGCGTCACATTCATGATTTCGTACATGGATCGATACTTTTCGGAGGCAGTTTCGCAGGTGGCACGGGAGGCTAGGCGTGAGAAGGTGGCGGCCGATGCGGAGCAGGAATTAGCGGTTGATGGCGAAGAGTTGACGGATTGGTTCTAAAAACGATAAGAAGGCGGAGGGATGACGAATGAAGATCCGAATAATAAAAGCGGGCGTGTCTACGTATTGGTATGCGGATAAGATTGGCGAGGTGTTCGATGTTACCGGAACTGACCACCCGACACGTAGCGGATACAGTGTTCGGTACGACGGAGAGTGTAGTAAGTATTATGTTACTTCCGATGATTGCGAAATAGTAAACGAGGAGGCTGACGAAATGGACGTAATTGAGAAAATGCAGGCGGAAATCACGGAACTGAAGTCGAGGGTGGCTGCGTTGGAAGGCACGAAAGTATCTATACGTGAGGCTGGCGGTAAATCACTTCTGCCGAAAACACCGCAGCAAATCCGTGACGAAATCGTGGCGAAGGCAAAGGCGGATGTGGCGAGTATCGTCGGCGAGTACGAAGGATTCCGCACAACAATTGGAAGATTCAATAATCAATATGTTATCCCGAAGTTTTTCGTCAATAAGGAAAAGCGAGCCGTGACCGCTCTAATATACGGAGGATTCTCGCACGACTTACTTTTAAAGGGAATCGCCAAGGCTGACCCGTCCGACTGCTTCAACGCCCACCTAGGTAAGGCAATCGCGTTACGCCGAGCGCTAGGCCTCGAAGTGCCTGCGGAATACTATAATGCGCCACAGCCGACTGAGGTGCGCGTGGGGGACATAATCAGCCCGATAGATTTGGATAAGCGCGACAAAGTTGTTGGACAGTCAGTTACCGGACGAAACGAAATCACAGTAGAAAACGCAAGCTACTATTTCGGAATTGGTAAAGCCAAATTCATCGACGACAGCCGGGAGGTGGCGGAATGACTAGCGTAAAAGGGATGACTTGGGGCACGCCGGAGTTTACAGCGCTCGCAAAGAAAGCGGAAAGATCAGCACAAGCAGACGGAGAGTTCCGGGAATTGGTTTCCGATGTATGCAAGGCGGTCGAAACGACGCCCATATCGGACGATTGCCGTTTGAAGGCTCGTTACGAAATTAAATACGCATTCGATTTATACGAATTAGACGATATAGACGGATGAAGGAGGTTTAACGATTGGAAAAAACGAATAAAAACCGCTGCCTACTCGCCGCCAAATGCCGCGTGGCAGGAACGTCAGAATGTACGAATCAATGTTCGGCCTTCATAGCCATGCACGGCTTATCAGGCGCAGGCGGGCGCGTCGGGGCGGCTGGGCTTCCGGCGGACTATCGACTCGTTACGCTGGCAAATTCGCCGGCCAGGACGGAGCAAGCGAAAATCTACGCTAAGATAAACGATTATGTCGCCACTTTCGATAGGCAATTCGAGGAGGGCACCGAAAGGATCAAGTCGCTGTATCTTTTTTCGGAATCGCCCGGCACCGGCAAGACGACGACGGCTGCGGCGATACTCAACGAATGGCTTACGGTTCATTACGTAGGCTCCTTACAGCGCGGAGTCCAGCCGATGCAAAGGCCGGCGTACTTCTTGGACGTAAATAGCTGGCAGACGGACTACAACAACTTTAATAGACCGAAGGTACCGGACAACATCGCAGAGCCCGCAGCCAAGCGATTTTACACCGCAATGGAGAACGCAAAACATGCGCCGATGGCCGTACTCGACGATATAGGATTGCGTGACTGCACAGACGGATTCAGGGGAGATTTACATGCGATCATTAATCATCGAGTGACGAACGCAAAACCGACGATTTACACATCGAATCTACCTATAAAATACATGGATACGAAAGTGGCGACATTGATGCCATATGATTTAATTGACGTATTTGGCGAGGAAAGGCTTGCGGATAGGATGCGCGATCAGTGTGCCGTGCTAAGTTTCGGCGGCGGAAGTTTTCGCGGACGTAGGTAACGGAAAATCGAAAAGGGGTGGAGACGTTGATGATTAACGTAGAAAATTTGACGAAGGTACACCTAGCATTTGAAAACTGCGAGGGCATCGATATTCCGGCAGAGGACATTCGTTATTTCCATGCGACTGAGATTACGGCGACCCTACGCTTTAATAATATTCGAAAGAAATCGCCTATACGAAAAGAACAATATATGGGCGCTGGATACTTCCGAATCATGGTTGCGGATAAGCCGGAATACGCACGCATACTTGCATGGAATGATATTGCGCAAGTTCACGTCTACGATGATAAGGGTAATACTGATTGGTTTTTCGTAAAGTGGGGCGACGACCAGTATAACAACGAATATCAAAAATCACACATTTATCGTGGGGAAATCGACGTAACAATTTCGGAGGCCGCCGATGAGAACGATTAAGTTTCGGGCGTGGGAAGGCGGAAAGATGTACTACCAAGTACGTTGCGGAGGAGTATTTGATAGAATGCCAACAGCTCCGACGGTTTGGAACGATGAGGCAGGCGATTGGCTAAATCTAACCGGCCAACCCTATACGAAAGTAATGCAATTCACCGGACTATCCGATAAGAACGGCGTTGAGATTTACGAAGGGGATATCGTCTACACGAAAGAGTACGGAGAATGGCCTATGTTAATTAGATGGCAGGAAGCGTCGGCATCATTCTACTGTCACGATAAATCCGATAATATTGACGAGCATTTAAACATGTTTGCGGCAAAAGGCGGTCGAGTTATCGGAAACATCTACGAAAATCCGGAGTTGATTAAGGAGGCTGCCGATGAATAAGCCGGAGTACACCTTCACGGACCTTGTACACATCGCGGGCTACGGGTCACGCATATTTAAAATCGAATCATACCGCGTCGAGCAATGTTTCTCGCCCAGCGAAGAATGGACGGATATTGTGTACGACTTAATCGATACGGAAACGGGGGCTTACGTTGAGTGTGACGAAGAGGATCTGCGGCTGGCTGGCGGTAGCAGCGTGCGCAAACCCATGGCAAGGGAATTAAGCGGGCAGGCGAGAAAGGATCGTGCGAAGCGAGTGGATGCGTTGTTGGACGAAATGAATGATGCGAAAGTGATGGTCGAGATGTTTCCGGAGGATGGCGAATTCAAGGCGAAGGTTGAGTATTTGACGATTAAGTTGGCTGAGGTTACGGCGGAGTGGACTTAAATTGCGAAGTAAATGAGGTGAGAAAATGCGGATATTTAAAGTTATCAACGAAAATAATTTTTATCATGGTAAAGAAGGCATCTTGGTTAGAGAGAATGCTCATGACTTGATTTTAACAATACATGTAGGTGATTGGAATTCAGATTTGCCTTTTGATAAATCAGAAGTTGAAGAAATTATATAGTGTCGCAATTCGAATAAAATACGACTTTGACAAAAATGCGTAATAAACAAAGTTCTTGGGAGGGTGTAATAATGGATAAAAAGTATAAACAAATTGAGTTTTTTGCAGGAAACACTGTAGAACAGGCTGTTAGTGAATTGTTGAGTTATAGAGAGAAAGGGAAATTAGCTTGTGGTGAATTTAATGGAGTTACATTGTATTCAGATACGGTAACGATGGATTCAGCATATCAAAGGATAACTGGTAAAACGAAAGCAGAATTTGATAAAGAACAACAAGAATGGAGAGAAGACTATAAAAGAAAAGAACAGGAACATAAAGAAAGAATCCCGGAGTTATCAAAGGTTTGGAAGGGAAAAGGTAGAGAGATTCTAGCAGAGGACAAGTGGAATCTTTGGGATGATATTGTCCCGATTCGGTTGGGTGACTTATATCGCGGTATGGAATTAGGAAATTGCTTGGATATAGTAAAGATTTTAAATAACAACGGCACACTTGATGAAGCGAAAGAGGTAATCGAGAATCAAGGTCACTCAGGGATGTCATTCGGATTGGTTTGTGCGATGATCAAAGAATTTTGTGATAGAGGTAATGAATTCGTTAATTATGTTAAATAACTACTGAACAATTCGATTCAAACAGCGCAATAATCGAAAATAACAGTTGTAAGCTGCCAGCGAAGAATTATATATTACGAAAGGAGCTGACGCAATGGAATACGGAAATCTTCTATTAAGTAAGGTAATCGACGAAAATAACGTACAGGCGTTAACCAAATATGGAATCACGGCGAAGGACTTACCGACGGAGGGTGATAGGCAGACCCTCCGTTTCATCACCGACTATGCGGAGGCTAACCGCGGGCAGGCGCCATCGTACGCCGTAGTTACTGAGGAGTGTCCGACATTTATTTATACACCGCAAGTCGGAGACAGTTACGAGTACATGACGAAGGTAATAAAGGAATATAGCGCGAAGTTGCAGTTTATGGAGATAATAAATCCGCCAACAAACGCTAAAGGTGGCGATACTCGCTCACTATTCGAAAAGAAATTCGAGGAGCTTGACGGAAATAAATTCACCGACTGGTTGATTTCGGAGGCCGAAAGGATTAAAATAAATACGAACACCAGTTCTAAAGTAGGTACGGACATAAAGGCGGACGCATCTTCTTTTCTGGACGAATACCGCAAACGTAAATCAGGCGAGTCGTTCAAGGTTTGGCACAGCAAGTTTCCGGCCATTAACGAAGCAACCGGTGGATACCTCAGCGGAAATATGTATACATGGTACGGTCGTCCAGGCCGCGGTAAATCAATTATCACCTCAGAGGAAGCGATTGAGTCGGCGTTTCAAGGCGCAAATGTGCTCGGATGGATAATGGAAATGGCTAAATTCGAATGGATGGCGCGAGCCTACTCGACTATTTCGGCAAGGTCCGGTATTGTTTCCGCTACTATAGACGGAGTAGATTACGAGGCAGGCTTCGAGAATAAGGCATTATTAATGGGAAGACTATCGGAGGATTTCGAGGCAGGCTTCGAGCAATTCCTAGCGACTATTAACGAAATAGTGCCGGGCAATATTACTATCCGAGCAGCAGACGACGTAGACTTTTATAGTCGCGGATTGAAGCAATTAGAGGCGGACATCATTCAGACGAAAGCGGACGTAGTTTTAGTTGATCCGATTTACCTTATGGATTACGAAGCGAATACTTCGAAAGTTGCTGGAGGTGATGTGGCGAACACGTCGAAAAAGATTCGTAGACTAGCCGGATTAACGAAAACAGTTATTCACATCGTTACACAGGCGGAAGAGGTTCGCGACGATACAGACGAAGAAGGTAATCGCGAGTTAAGACCGCCGAAACGTGCGGAAATCAAGAAAACGAAGGCAGTCCTTGAAGATGCTGCGAACACTTTCGGCATAGATACGCTGGACGGCGTCGGCATAATTGAAATTGGCAAAGGCAGGAATGGCGGAGAAGGTATGCAGGTTGAAGTTCTGTATCTACCTAACATCGGAATCGTTCGCGAAATGGAGACCGGCATGGCCGCTGCGGCTCAATTCGATTTCTAGTCAAGTCAATTTATTTCGACAATTTTGTTAAGTAGTACCTTTGGCATTGGTAAGCGAAAACACGGAAATCTATAGTTAAAACGGAGGAGGTTAAATCCGATGGCAGTTGTCAGAATTCACGGACAATCGATAGACGTGGACATCGAAAGCGAGCTACGGGAATTTCAGTGGGAGCGTGCGCGATGGTCGGCCGATAAATTAATTTCCGCAAGTCCTTTTCGCTACGATAAATCTCCTTCGTTCTTCGTCACGCTAGACGGTGAATATGCCGGTTGCTGGGGAGATTCCGGAGCATATGACGCTGAATGGGCGTCTGGCAACTTCGCCAAGCTGCTCGCCTTTCTGCGAAATGAATCGTATGAGGAGGCGGAAGAGTACCTGATCGAAATGTACGGCGTACCCTCGGAGCCTGGCGCCCGGCTAACGTTAAAGCTCCCGAAATTGCAGTTAATTCAGCGTAATAGGCAAACGTTGAAAGAAGACGCACTCTCGCCATATTCGCCGGAACCTAACGAGTATTTAAGGCGGCGCGGTATTTCAGACGAGGTACAGCGGGCGGCTGGCGTCCACTTTAGCGAAACCGCTCGAGCAATCGTATTGCCGTGGAGAACGGTGTCGGGAAAACTAGCGAATGTAAAATACCGGAAAACGTACGGCAAGACGTTCTGGTATGCGAAAGGAGCCGAGCCGATTCGGAATATGGTCTACGGGATCGAACGTGCGGCAACGCGGACGGTTCTGTGCGAGGCTGAAATCGATGCGCTGTCGTGGCGGACGGCAGGCTTTGCGGCTATTGCGGTGGGTGGCGTGGCGTTCAACCGGACCAAGCGAGATTTGATAATCCGAAGTCCCATCGAAGAGTTGATTATTGCGACGGACAACGATAAGGCCGGCGAAAAGTTGCGGCAGGAAGTCGAAAAGGAAATGCGCGGATATGTACGGACTAGGCAGGCGTATATACAGGACGAGTGCAAGGACGCAAATGAGGCGTTGGTGAAGTACGGAGTTGAATCGTTGAGGGGAGCGGTGGAAAAGTCTGAAAGACGCAGTAGTTTGTACGTGAATTTACGTACTCGTAGCCTGGGTAAGTGACGCATTTCTTACCCGTTCGGTTAACGGTCTGCTTCGAGCCATTCGTATAAGTCATCGATTCGACAGTTAAATTCGTCGGCGATGACTTTTGCTGTGGAGACAAGCATGATATTACGTAAATTTTCGTAGTCGGAAATCGTTGACTTCGACATGCCGACGCGATCAGCGAGTTGTTGCTGCGTCAGACCGCGCGATTCACGTAATTCTCGAAGCAAACACCGTTCGACTACAGCAGACGTGGTGCTCACCTCATTACGTTATATAATTTTACGTGTTACTTTTCGTCAGGGACAATGCGGACAACTTTATCAATGGGGACGTTTAAAAATAAGCAAATCTTTTCGACTGTGCTTAGATTAACGTCTTCGTTGCGGTTAATCTTCGCGATGGTTTTCGGGTGGAGGATTTCGTCCCGCATGTCGCTGATTACCATATCTTTTTCTTCTAATGTTTTTCGTAGTGGGGAAAAATCAATCATTATTTACACTTCCTTACATATTTATGTGCACTTTGGTGAACATTTATGGTACAATCCTATTATAACAGAAAAACGGAAAAAAATTACACTGTTTTTTGAAAGGGGCAAAATCAGTGCATAGCGTACTTACCAAGGTTTTAGATATGATTGAAAGCCGAGATGACTTGAACTTTAACACAGTCGCTGGAATGATTGGATGTACTAAACAAGAACTTTCGAACATGAGGACGAATGGGTGTAGCTTTAGAAAATTACTCAGACTATCTTATGTACTAACTCCCGAAAATCAAAAAGAGGTAATGTACGACTGGTGTATGAAATTAAACACTACTGAGGCAATCAAACAAGGGTTTGAATACGCTTCAATCACACGAAATAAAAAGCTACTTCATGGCTTGCTTGAAACACACAAAGAGGACAGAGGGGAACTTAGTAAGTACGTTGCAGTATATACAGTGTTACTCGATTTTTACAATAACAAAATATCGGCAGGAGACATCTTGGATAGGATAGAAAAAGTTGGAAAAACAAAAGGAGAGTTATTGATCCTTGTGGAAATTATTAAGTGTTACAACTATTATTTCGCCGGTAAGTATCACTTAATGTTGGAGACAGCAAAAGAGGCAGAGAAATCAGTATACAAGCTAGGAAGTCGACAGCAATTCATCAAAGAGTGTTACATACACAGGCTTGCAGAGGTTCTAGGTCACGTTAGTCTTTTGTTAAACGACAGAGAAACAGCTAGGTATTATGCAAATTTAATAATTAACGCAGATATTTGCGCGAAAACTGTTTCCGGCGCCTATTATATAGTGGGCATGACGTTCTTGAACGAGGGTTCTATAAAAGCAGTTGAATACCTTCGTACAAGATACGAAATTGCCTGCACAATCGGAGAGCAGGATATAGAGAGCAATGCTCGACGAGATCTCGATTTCGCTAAAATTTACCTTAACATCCAACTAGATGCAGATGCTGATCCGTTACTCCGCAAACTACAAGAGCAAAAGGCAAGCGAATTCGAATTAAACACGATAAAGGAGGCGACTTACTGCGAGGGAGATGACGATTTACTAATATTAATACGCGCAGCAGCGAAAAAATCGATTACGAAAATGAATGAATGTAGAAAGAAGTTTTTCAATGACGCTAAATATTTTTTCGCCAGTCTTGCGGCACAGGAGGTAAAGAACCTGGGCGAGCAATCAGCTATGATCGACGAGTTTATCGAATTTAAAATTAACACAAAAGGGGATGTTTTATTTGAAGAAAATTTTATTGGCAGTTTTACTAGTTATCACGATGGTGGTTGGACCCTTAGCGCTTAATGCTGTAGCAGAAGAATCAGGGCCAGTCGCATTGCCGGAAAAAGTTGGCGGCTGATTAAGTTAATATGAAGTAGTAGGGCAGCCCGATTTAGCGGGTTGTCTTTTTTTTATTTATGTTCGCTGTAGTAAACAAAATATCAAAATTAAAAGTTTATTTACTTTGAACATATTCCCAATCGGACGTGCTATATTTTTATCAACGGCAAAGAAAAATAAAATATATAAAAAGTGCGCGAAAATAAAAGCGCGCGCCTATTATATAGTGAAGCCGAAAACAAGGGAGCGATTAAATTGAATAAAGACGCACTAAACAGTCTGGTACTTCGCTACAAACGCGAACGCACTGACGAAATATTCAACGAAATTTACCGCGAGGTATCCGCAAGCTGGCGAAACCTCCACACAGTCGGAAAGTCGGTAATGTCGGACGAATCTGAAATACTAGCAACATATGAAGACACGCTGCTAAAGTGCATTGAATTGTTTGACGAAAACAAGGGCGACTTTGAGCACATGTGGAACAGCTTCATTTGGCGAGAACGACGAGCCATCTACCGCAAGAAAAAACGGCTTTACTATTATGAGGTACCAGAAAGTTCTAGCGATAACGACGACGACGATTTCAGTTCATTTTTCAACAAAGTCCACGCAGAATTTAACACGGAAGAACTTGCGTTAGGAAAGAAAAAAGCCGATCAGCGGATGCTAATCGACTCTCTCCTGAACGGTGCGGATGAATCAACGACGGCAATCGTTGAAACATTCCTGGCTCACCCGAAACCCACAGCGACGGCAATCGCGAAGGAGCTCGGAGTTCACCATTCGAAAGTAATACGCGCATTAAATCGCCTGGCCGGCAAATTTAGTACCAAACAGTTCGGAGATTATCACGACTATTTGATTGCGCTTTAATAAATTGAGAACGGTTTGGCACATAGGCATCGCGTCAAATCGTCTCACTCTAATTATAACAACGCATACAGCAATTGTCATTAGTAAGATAATTACAGTATTGTTTCAACACTTTTAGTATAATACACGTTTTCAAAGCAAAACGCAACCAAAATCGGAGGGATTTACGAGATGAAACGTAAAAATCGCCTTAATAGATATTATGCCCTACAATCCGAAATTAAAACGTCTTTTGAGCGACAAATTGAGCGTCTGCAACACGATCCGATTCGCCTTTGCGACGGGGCCAACGAAAATATCAGCTTTCGTACTATCAAGGCGGTGCGGCTCGGATGACGACGAAAGCGGTAGGTGAAGCGGAATGAGCGCTCAGGTCGTTAGCCTCAGCGAAGTGAAGAGGCGGAAGGTAATCGCTCAGTATCGGAAGTTTTACGGAACTGCCAACGAAGTCACACGCAAGGCGACGAAATGAATCTTTGACATAAGTTGTGCAGTAAGGAGGTAAGCAGGGATTGAATGAATTAGAGAGGTACAAATTAGTTAAATTTTGCGTAATGGCTACATCGGTTATTCGCCGTATTGATATTGACAATGTTGATGAGAAAAGATTTTTAAATATGTCGAGTGAAGAACTAACAAAAGAATCTGACAGGCTAGAATATTTATTGAAAAATGATGCACAGTTCGAGTAAATGGCGACGCCAAGGCGAATTAATTTTCGCCCGTCCGCCGGAGAGTACGAAGACAGTCGTTAAGTAAATATGTCGCTAGGATGCCGCATAATAGCCGTTCTAGTATCGATTGTAGAGATTCGTACTTTGCGACGGGCGTGAGAGTTGCCGTAACTTTAAGGCGAATAGCTTGACGCCACTTGTGCCGACAAGGAGTTGCGGAAACGGACAACCAAGCGCGCTCGGTTTTGGGGCATCGTTGCCTAGCCAGCGGATTGACTCGAAATAAGCTACGAATAGTTGTTAGACGGTCATTCCGCGCCCGCTAGCGATTACTTACGAGGTGAGAAAGGTTACTCACACGCCGAGTGAACCCCGGCAGAAACCAGCAGACACGCAATTCGGTAGTTTAAGAGATGAGGGAAGCTGAGCGCTCAGTGCCGACCCTCCGTAAGTAATCGCTAGCGGGCGCGGGAAGTATCCGGTGTTCGAAAAAAACTACAGGCGAAAGCCGAAAAGGGGACGATTTAATGACGCAACAATATTCAGCAGGTGCAGACGCTTTATCCGCATTGAACGCAACTAACGAAGGTGGAGGCAGCGGGGCAGAATTCGCCAGCTTTAAATCCGGAACTTCCTATAAAGTGCGCGTACTAGGGACGGCGGACTTGATTCGCTTCTATAGTTACGGAATCTTTAAGAAGGTCAACTCGTTTGTCGCGAAGGATCCTTCCGTTAAAAATGCGCGGGGCTTTGCGGAATCAAACTTTACGCCATGGGATTTGGCTTCGAATTACTACTCAGACCTAAAGCGCAAGGCGGAAGACTCCGGTCAAACTGCGAAAGTCGAGGAGTACAAAGCGGAGGCGGGCAAGTATCGCGCCAAGGAACGATATGCTCTCGGATTCATTGACTTAGAAACGGGCGAGCCGATCATCGTTGACCTTTCGAAAAAACAGGCGCAAGGAGTACACGCAGTCATCAAGAAATACGAAAAGAAACTTAGCAAGCTGGCGTTCGAATTAAGCAAGAACGGAAGCAGTACGTCAACAGTCGTAAGCCTATCGCCAGTCATCGACATGGATGAAGACCTAACGGACAAGGAGCGCAAGAATTTCGCTAAGTATGCCGACAAGGAATTCGACATGGCGTTGTTTAACGGACTACTATTCGAAGCTGACGAAAAGCAGCAAATCGAAAACTTGGTCGCGGCTGGCTTCGATATTACGCTGATCGGATTGAGTATTGGCGGAGCGGCGACGCAGGCAGACGAAAGTGATGTCGAAATCGGAACGGTAGAAGATGCGCAGGAATTCGAATTTTAGGAGGCGGTTAAATGAAAAGATTTCATGCGTTTTTACTGGTATTGAACGTAATTTTAATGATAATTATCGCCACGCTGACGCTAATATTCACAGTGTTGTCTCTGGGAAGTTACGAGGCTGGGTATAAACTTGACGCCATATTTTACGCAATATGGGTGTTCATACTTATGTACACATGCAAGGAGGGCGCGAAATGAAATTACTAAACTGGATTGCAGCGGTATGTTGGATGGCATTAGCGGCAGGAACGGCGGCAGGATATTTTGAAGCGAGCAACACAATGTCGTTTGTTGCCTATACTCTTCTATCAATAGTATTCGTGCAAGACGCATTGGAGGCGAACTAATGGCGCATGACACAGCGACAAAAGGCCGGCACGCCGAGCTCATCGCAGTCACCGCCCTGCTGGCGAACGGCTGGACGGTCATGGAGCCGACGGTGCCCGACGCGTTCGACCTGGGGATTACACGCCCGGGTTGGACGGAATTAAAACGCGTACAGGTTAAATCGGCGAGGGCTCGCAATAAGGACGGCACGGATTGGATCGTAATCCACGGCGCCAAGAATAACGGCTCGGTATACTCTATGGATGAGGCGGACTATTTCATCGGAGTTCACGAAGGCGTGGCGTACATGTTCGAGAATCGCGAAATATGCGAGTACTGGGCAAAGCCGGCTGAGCTTAGCGCAAAGTGGACGAAGCTTGACGCAAGTATCGGAAATCTAAAATTGGGGGCGATTTAATATGGCGAAAATAACTGGCGTTAAAACAGTCGATATGGTTGGCGGAGAAATTACGAAGGTGGCGTACGGGGGTGATGAATACGTAAAAGTCGATGGGCCCGCTGTTAAAGGCGATTTAGTATCTATTGTAAAAGCGTGGGGAGGTATTCCGGCAGGCGAGTTTTACAGCGTAGACCAAGTGACCGGTACTCGGGGCAGGGAATTCGTCTACATCGATGGTTCAGCTAACGGCTATCAATCTAGTGTGCAACCGTTCCGTAAAGTCTCCGCCCAGTCAGCACCAGCCATCGAAGAACGAGTGGCTACGTTAGAGAAGCGGGTCGATGCGTTGGAGCCAGCGGAGGAGCCGTTGAAGGTCGGCGATTATGCGAAAATAGCTGACCACGTGTCCTACGACGGTTATGCGGGAGCAGGGGATATCGTGGAAATTCATAGTAACGTCGGAGGTTTCTACGATTTCAGAGTCGTTAAGGTATCTGATAAAAGCGACTACACACTATTTGATAGTCGCTCACTAGTCCGTGCAACCGACGAAGAAGTGGCGGAAGCCAAGGCGAAATTAGAATCTGAAAAGTGGGCGAAGATTGGACGTAAGCCGAACGAGTTTAAGGTGGGCGATATCGTGCGAGTTCTTGACGGATCTGACTCTTGGCTATCTGACGGAGACATTGGTGAAATAGCGCAAATTGATACTGACGACGTACCTTACCGTGTGAAGACCGCGGAGGTAACTGACAGTAACTGGCTATGTGTCGAAGGTATCGAACTAATCACGCCAGTAGAAGCGCGTTTCGACCGCTAATGCCTCCGATGATAGACATTTGCGCAAACTGTGACGCACCAATCAACGCCGACAAGCGCGTTCTGTACGATGACCACGCCGAGCTACACTTTTGCGACGGTCAATGCTTTCGCGAGTGGGCGGAGGATAAGGGCGCCGAGAAGGTGCAGGCGTTTTATCGGCGGATGAATGTGCGCGAAGTTATCTACTAAATTAATCGGAGGGATTGCGATGACCAATATAGAAAAAGCGCTTTTGATTCTTGCGCTTGAAAATACGATTCAGAAACAGTTTGATGAGTCTCCATTACCTGATGAGGATATAGCGTTTGTTTCGTCTGTCGTCGATCGATATTACAACGGAGTCGAGACGGAAGAAGATGCGTTAAACGTAATCGAAGATATGACCGACCTTACGTTGAGCATATTGGCAGAGCTAAAAGCGGAATAGAAAGGCGGTGCAATATGACGCCGAAACTAACGTTAAATATCAAGACGGACACAGGCGCGGCCGAGCGGTTAGCGGGCGCGGTTAAGAAAAAGAAAGCTGCAACGGAAACGGTTGAGGATGCTTGGTTGCGAATACTTGCGATGAGTAACAGTGAATCGGAGCAAGCGAAGCTACTCGAAGTGAAAAACGGAATGGATGCGGGGCTGGTAGGCAGAGAGCCCGCTTCCGTTTCGAAAAGGTTTAGCAAGGCGGAGGCTTTGCGATTATACAAGCAACTGGCGGAAAGTCAGCGCGAGCAAAAACTGGCGGATTTGGTTGCGAAGACGCCGAGCAATTACGTATTAGTCGACTCCATTCAAAAGTTACACGAGATGAAGCAATATTTCTTACGTGTTGGCGATATAGACACCGAACTAATCGCGTTTGACTGTGAAACTTTCGGCGAAGAAAAGGGGGCGCTAGACCCGTGGCGCGGCAACGTTGCGGGATTCTCAGTCTCCACTCGCAAAATGAACTTCTATGTCCCGTTAAATCATACAGAAAAGACGGGATTCAGCGATACTTTTGCGGTAAATGAGTTAAAAGGAATTCTTGAAAATACTCCGTTAATTATGCACAATGCGCCTTTTGACTGTAAGTGGTTTGCGGTGAAGTACGGAGTAAATTTAATTGATACGCTGCACGCTGACACTCGTATTATGGCGATGGCACTCGATGAAAACCGTGACCACCGACTGAAAAACTTGCTGACCGATTGGCTGAAGAAGCCGAGTGATAATTTTGACGAGTTATTTCCAAACGTTCAGTTTAACGAAGTGCCCCTCGATGTTGCTCTTCCCTATGCGGCAGGTGATACCGAAAAGACACTCGCTTTATACGATTGGATTATGCGTCATTTAAATACGGATAAGCTAGCGGGCATTAAGCGCCTGCTATTTGAAGTAGAAATGCCAGTATGTCGCCAGTTTATTAAGTCTGATATTCGCGGAATTAAATTCGACGTAGAACACGCTGCCGAACTTGACGCAAAGTTAGCGATTGAGGAAGCGGAATTACTTCGAAAAATAACGGAATTGTTTGGCGAAGAAATTAACGTAAATTCGCCGGCTCAGTTAAGTAAGAAGTTGTTCGTCGATTTAAAACTAACAGATCACGGAAAAGGCTCGACAAACAGCCGTTTCATTAAGAAGTTAAAACGTGAGCATCCGGTTATTCCGTTGCTTATCGAGTACAAGGAAATCGGAAAGCTTCGATCATCCTTTACGCAGAAGTTACCGAAGGACGTAAAACACGACGGCAAGATTCATCCTTGGCATAATTCATGGGGAGCTGCGACGGGGAGATTCACTTGTAAGAATCCGAATACGCAACAGATACCGGCTAAACGACCGGAGATACGCCACTTATTCTTAACAACCGGACCTGACCGCGTTCTTGTATCGATTGACTATTCACAAATTGAGCTCCGAGTTCTGGCGCACATGGCGAACGAAACGATACTAATTGAAGCGTTCGAAAAAGGTCAGGATATTCACTCGACAACGGCAGCATTAATCAGCGGATATACCTACGAAGAAATCGAGGCGAATAAGGACATTGATGGCTCTCCGCATCAAAAGTACCGGAAGCAAGCGAAGATAGTAAACTTCGGGATTGTCTACGGCATGGGTGCGGGAAAACTCGCTGATACGCTAGAAATATCGAAGAAAGAAGCGCAGAAAATCATCGACGACTATTTCCGAGGTTATCCCGGAATTAAACGCTACATGGACGAACAGCACGCGAAAGTTATGAAACTCGGATTTGTTACGGATATATTCGGGCGAAAGCGCCGATTGCATAACGAAGTGAAGTCGAAAGAGAGATTCCGAGTATTTGGGGCGCAAAGGCAAGCGGGCAACTTTCCGATCCAAGCCAGCGCTGGTTCAATATTGAAGAAGGCTATTGTCAACTTGCAAAGCGTGTTACCGAAATATGATTCGCACATATTACTTCAGGTTCACGATGAGCTCGTATTTGATTGTCCGCGAGATATAAAGCCGGAAGCGCTCGACGAAATAAGAACAACGATGGAGCAAGCGGTCAAGTTACTTGTGCCAGTTAGGTGCGACGTGGAATTAAACCCTGAGAAATGGCTTGGAAAAGTAAATTACGAGGAGTGGTTTAATGATTATCGTAATGAAGAAGTTTAGCAAACCGAATTGCAGACCGTGCCAAGCCCTAGCGAATTATATTGGTGATATCGACTTATTCAACGTAGGTGCGACGCTAGAAAATATCGACATCAGCGAGCATCCGGAAGTCATCGATCAATACGGACTAACATCGGTACCAGTCCTTATCTTTTTCCGCAACGGAGTCGAAGTTCATCGCATCAACGGCTTACGTCCGACCGAGGAAATCATTGACGCAATTGAATTCGCAAAGGTGGTGCGCTAAATGGTCGAAGTTTATGAGATTGCTAATATCGAAAAGCATACCGAATTAGCTGAGGCGGATTCAGCAAGGATTGGACGCCGTTTTTATATCGGAGTATTAGCAGTGGGTTATCGTGCCCTATTACCGCACGTTGACGACGAGGGAAAGGTGTTACTAACTAGCGTTGTGGATTGCGTACTCGGCAAAGAAGGCGATAACGAAATAATATTCACCACGGTCAATTCGATATACACGCTTCGGAAGGTGGTGCGCTGATGCTGGCGTTAAAAATCGTTTGCTGGCTAGTTATACTCGGCAGTGTTTTAGGAGGCGACTGGAAGCCGGAGAATTACTTTTCCAATACGCTAATATTTATCGTATGTATTCTCGTACTAACAGCGATGTACGTCACGGAATTGGTGGCGAAATGATTTCGAATGTACTCAACTTTGCGTTAGTCATGGCGATTACGTACTTCACGGTGCCCATCGCCTTGCCCGGCGCTGACCTGACGCTGAGTCAAAGCGCTGCAATTACGTTGCTGGCGTTCGTGTGGCGGACGTTGCTGTCGCCTGAGCCGCCGAAAGTGTATTTAGTTAACGGACAATTAACCGAGGAGGATGCGGAATGATACGTTTAATAGGGAAGGAATTAACTAACGTTACAGAAATGAATGACGAAATCGAATTAGAGTTCGATAGCGAGATTGTTGTTAAAATAACCGGAGGATACTGCCAGGAAGTTTTTGCGGAATTATTGCGCAAGAAAGTCACTTACGAGAAATTTAACGATTAAGGAGGAATCGGAATGAAATCATATGTAGTGCTCGATTTAGAAACGACAGGGCTAGATTACACGAAGGAGCAAATTACGGAGATTGGCGCGATTAAGATTGACTCGGAATTTAACGAGATTGATAGGTTTCATACGATGGTCGCGCTAGCACCCGGCAAAGAGATTCCGGAATTTATTACGAAACTGACTGGTATCACAGCCGAGCATTTAGAAGGAGCGCCGACAGAGCAGTGTTCGCTGGAATTACTTGAAGAATTTATTGGTGATTCGGTAGTCGTTGCTCAAAATGCTCCGTTTGACCTTTCGTTTATAAGTCGCGGGGGAATAGAACCGAAAAGTTTCATATGTACTCGCGCATTAGCTAGATTCGTAGAACCAGAATTATCGGCGAGTTTAAAAGACGTAACCGCACGAAACGGCATCCAATTAAACGGACATCACCGTGCCTTGAATGACGTTGAAGCCACGATCGAAGTGTTAAAACTTTATACGAAAAGGGCGGAAAGGTGTTGCTACCAAAACATCGTTATAGATGAACCGAGCAGGCCATTAAAGTTTACGCCTAAAAACGCAATCATTCGAACAGTCGGTTATGTCGCGCTGGATATCGAAGAGTTAAAGCATATCATTTCGAAATTACACACGGATAATGTGCTGCGATTGAGTTTGGAAGGCGTAGTGAGACGATTGAAAGGAGCGGGTGACTTATCGAAATAAATATTAACGAAATCGCGCAACAATTTACGCAGGAACTTGACCGCTGGTATTCGCAGCCTGAGTGCTGGGATAACGAATTAGATACGATGATTCATCGGTGGTATTCGAACCCACCGACTGTGTGGCCGAAGCGCCCGTATTTCTCACCGTCAAACTCGAAGGCATGTCCGCGTGAGCTATACGTCAAAGCCAAGCGCGCGAAGAAGGACGCCTTTCCGAAGCAACCGCATCAAGGGCGCTGGCAGGAAATCGGAACAGCTATTGGCGATGTTATTCAACGGACTGTACTCGCAATGGAGCGCAATTTGCCCGGATGCCCATTTCGATTCGAGCGTAACGAAGATGGCACGCCACTATTCGAAGATTTTGCGAAACGTAACACGGAAATTAACCACAACGGGCAGCGCTTTTACCTGTACGGAACATGCGACGGAATCATGCAGTATGTGAACGAAGATGGCGAGATCGTTCGCGTTGGACTCGAGGTCAAGTCGAAGCAATCTACGCCGGCTAAGACGTCGCTTTACTCCTTCAAGGAAGCCGAGGAAGGCCACCGAAAGCAATGCGTAGCCTACTCGATTATGTACAACGTCGATTATTACATCATTCTTTACGTGAATGCAGCGAAGAAGGCGTGGGTCATGAGCGACGAGGAATACGAAGCGACTCCGGACATTCGAGCGTTTGGCTTCGAGATTACGGATGCCGATCGTGCGGAATTACTTGATAACTTTGCGGAAATTGCGAAGTGTATTAATACCGACGTCCCTCCGGCACTCGACTTATCGCGTTGGACATTCAATAACTTCAAGATGGCATGTGCGCAAAGTTTAAGTGACGAAGAGTTTGCGATATTAAAGGCGCAAGTCAAACGAGCGCAACGAAGCGGTTTACCAGAATGGAAAAAGCAGCAATACGTCGACGCGTTCATGTTCATCCAAGGAGCGCGCGAGAAGGAGGCGAAGTAATGAATAAAGAACTGTACGTGCTTGGCGTTTTCGATGATGACGGCGATTTAACTGAGTTTGTTCGCAAAGGACGTAATTGGTCTATAAGCGGATATGATTCTATCGGCAGCGCCAAACGTGGGCTATCGCAGTCAATAAAGTACGGGAGACGCGACATAAGAATCGTCAAAGCAAACGGTTTAGAGGTCGTAGAATGAGAGTTCTAGCGTTCGACACCTCGCTTTCATTACCTGGCGTGGCAATCATCGAAGTTAAAAACGGCAAGCCACGTATTATTGCGCTATCACACATCCGAACGGACTCGAAAACTCAATCGCACGGATTACGTGCCGACATCGTCGAGTCTTGGGCGACATTATTTATCGCTAAGCACATCGGCAAGGGAATCGAGGTCTGTCTGCGTGAAGACTTTAACGGACAGTCGTCGACGCAAAACTATCCGGTCTTTGCGGCATGGTCTGGAACCGAACGCGCAGCCGATAAATTCGGAATCAAGTTTACGAAATGGACGGAAGAGGCGAAAGGCGGGCGAAAGAAAACTTCGCTCGGCCCGTCTCCTTCGAAAGTGAAACTGATCATGACCGGTTCAGGCAAGGCGGAAAAAGAAGATGTTGCAGAATCTGTACGCAAGTTAACCGGCTACACTGGCGAATTTGCAACGTTTGATGAAAGTGATGCTGCGGCGATTGGGCTTGCGTATCTGATTCGCGAAGGATTAATAAAAACGGAGGGATATTGATGGGATATTACACTAGTTATACTCTTAAAGTACACGAAGGAGAACGTAGAATTCAGGACATTCTTGCGGAAGAATTCGACAACGGCGAGTTTGACTTAGAATATATTTTAGATGAAGACGGCAACCCTTACGATTCTTGTAAATGGTACGACCACGAAAAGGATATGCGGTCATTTTCGAAACTGTATCCGGACGTCACTTTCGTTCTAAGCGGAGAAGGCGAAGAGGCTGGCGATTTGTGGAAGAAGTATTTCCGCAACGGTAAGATGCACGAATGCTCCGTATTTATCACTTACGAAGCGTTTGATGAGTCGAAGTTGCGATGACCACCGAAGAAACATATCGAAAGCTACTCGCCGACCTCCAACGGGATCTCACCGAAATTGAGCACGAAATGGAACGGCTGAAGGGCGCTTACAGGGAGAAAATGGATGAATACTACAAAGTGTCAGCGGGGATTTACGGAATTGAGGCAGAATTGGACGAATTAAAGCGGATTAAGGGAGCGGATTAAGTGACTGTATATACTAACGAATTAAAAGCGGAATTAAACGAGGACATTGCGCAATTCAACCAGGTATTTCCGATTACAGACGATATGAACATGGCGTTCAGCGGCGTGTCGCGGCTAATCATGCTCGACCGTTATACGTTTAAGGATACGGAAAAGAAAACGCTAAAAGTTGGCGACTTCGTAGTGCTGACTGTTAAAACTGATCCGAAGTTTCCGGCGCGAGGCTACGGCTATGTAACCGCAATCGATTGGGCCGAGCGAAAGGTCAGCGTAAAACTAGACGAGTCATTTGTCGGTGTTCTTGAAGATGCGGAGGAAATTGCGACCGGCATCGTGACTCGCCCATTAGATATTATCGACAAGCCCCTCGAAATCTATTACGAGCAGATTGCGAAAAGGAATGCGAAAGGGTTGGCCAGCGTTGAGACTGACGAAGCCAAACGTGAGCAAGCAGAGCGCGACTTTTACGAAATCTTGGCGTCATTGGACTTCGTGCCGGGCGGGCGTGTTTTATACGGAGCGGGCAGCGATACAGATGTGACTTTTTTCAACTGCTACGTTATGCCATATCCGCAAGACAGTCGTGAAGGGATCGGGGAGCACCGCAATAAAGTAATGGAAATAATGTCCAGAGGTGGGGGCGTTGGAACAAACGGATCAACGTTGCGCCCCAAAAACGCAATCGCTAAAGGCGTCAACGGAAAGTCCAGCGGCTCGGTTTCGTGGCTTGATGACATCGCTAAACTGACGCACTTAGTCGAGCAGGGCGGTTCGAGGCGCGGCGCCCAGATGATAATGCTTGCGGACTGGCATCCCGATATTGTCGAGTTCATCATTTCGAAAATGCAAAATCCGAGAATTCTTCGCTTTATTATCGAAACAACAAACGACGAACAGATTCGCAGGCTGGCGCAAGATAAGCTGAAGTTTACGCCTTTGACCCAAGTTGAACGAGAGGTTTATGAGGAAGCGTTCGAATATTTAAGTATTTCTGACGGGGCTTACTCGTACTTGAAAGCTAAACTATCGGACGGCGGTCGCTACTCCGTCAACAACCCGGACTTCCTAACCGGAGCCAATATCTCCGTTGCAATCACGAAAGAATTTATGGCAGCGGTCGAAAACGATGCCGAATATGAGCTCCGATTCCCTGACATCGAAAATTACAGCGCATACGACAAAGCGCTATACAATGACGCATGGCATAAGCACGGTGACGTTCGCGAATGGGAGGCGCTAGGCTTCGGTATTAAGACTTATCGCACGATCAAGGCGAAGGAACTTTGGAACCTAATTAATATTTGCGCAACGTACAGCGCCGAGCCTGGCATCTTCTTTATCGACAATGCGAACGAAAAGACGAACGCCCAGGCTTACGGCCAAAAAGTAGTTGCAACAAATCCATGCGGTGAACAGCCGCTGGCGCCATACAGCGTCTGCAACCTTGCGGCAGTAAATCTCGCCAATATGGTCGACAAGCAAACGAAGACTGTCGATATTGAGCGCTTAAAGAATACCGTCGAAGTAGGCGTCCGCATGATGGATAACGTTATTGATGCTACTCCGTACTTCTTGCCGGAAAACACGAAGCAAGCACTCGGAGAAAGGCGCCTGGGCATGGGCGTCATGGGGCTGCACGATTTACTGATTTATTGCGAAGCTGAATACGGAAGCGAGCACGGCAACGAAATCGTCGACCAAGTATTCGAAATTATGGCAACGACTGCCTATGAGACTTCCGTGAAATTAGCGCAGGAAAAAGGCGCATTCCCGTTCTTAACCGGCGGCGATTTTCTCGAAAAGCGTGGTAAATTTATTGATTCCGGATATATGCGAGAAATGCCGGAACATATCCGTGACATGGTTTTGACATACGGCATCCGCAACTCGCATCTATTAACGGTCGCACCGACGGGCAGTACCGGATCAATGGTCGGATGCTCGACCGGACTAGAGCCGTACTTTTCGTTTAAGTATTACCGCAGCGGGCGCCTCGGCAAGTTTATGGAAGTCAACGCGGAAATCGTGCAAGAGTATCTCGACGCTAATCCGGGCGCCGATCCGAATAATTTGCCTGCGTGGTTTGTCAGCGCAATGGAACTGGCGCCAGAGCAGCATGTCGACGTTCAATGTATTATTCAGCGGTGGATCGATTCGTCACTGTCCAAGACGGTAAATGCTCCGAGGGGATATTCGGTGGAGCAGGTCGAAGCGGTATATCAGCGCCTGTACAAAGGCGGCGCAAAAGGCGGAACAGTATACGTTGACGGCTCGCGTGATTCGCAGGTGCTGACGCTGAAAGCCGAGGAAAATACGTTTGACAATTCCGAGCCAGTAGCGACGCACGTTGTCCTAGTGAATACGATCAATGACGTCAGGTCGACCGATGTGAATGTCGGTAATGAGGTAGGCGATACGTGTCCGGTGTGCAGAAAAGGCGAAGTGATTGATGCGGGGGGATGTACGACGTGTAATAATTGCGGCGCTCAGTTAAAATGCGGCTTGTGATTATTTAGCGCAACAACTGCGCGACTTTACATTCTCGCGCCTATTATAAAGTAAGAGGGCGCCGGCTTAATCGCTGGCGTCCACGACTAATATCTAGTGAGGACGCAAATAATGGCGTCAATCGCATAGAGGAGGCTATACGGATGGGGTATTTCGGAATCAGCTCACGTAATTCAGCGCAAAAGGCGGCAATGACCGCGCTCAGCAACGATAAGCCATTTACGTTTTTAACCGGGCCGGCGGGCAGCGGCAAAACGCTCATCGCGCAGGCAGTCGGCCTGGAACACGTCATTGAGAAACGCAGCAAGCGAAAGCTCATATACACGCGACTTCAAACGCAGGTCGGCATGGATGTCGGCGCACTGCCCGGCGACCTAAACGAAAAGACGTTCCCGTTCATCGCGCCATTTATGGACAATCTCGAAGTGATGACCGATAAGCCTGGCGAAATCAAGAAGTATTTTTCGGAGGGTGACGAAGATAAGCGCAAGATATTCTTCGACTCAATCCAGACGATCCGCGGGCGCTCGCTCAATCATACGTTTTTCCTTGGCGATGAATTCCAAAACCTCGACGTCCACACGATGGCAGCAATCGCAACCCGCCCAGGCTTGAACGCCAAATTCGTATTCATGGGCAACTTTTCGCAGATTGATAGTCCGCGATTGAGGAGCACGAAGACGAACGGGCTATACCAGTTGCTCAACGGATTATACGAACAAGGGGCTACGGAATACTTTGATCACGTTAACTTAACGGAAACGCAAAGGCATCCGGTGGTTGACGTAGTGGAGTCGATTTTACGTAATCACGAGATGGCGCCGGAGTTTGAGGCGTTGGAAGCGCGAGGCAATCAGTAGAAAAATACGAAGGAGTGAATTTCTTGAAAAAATGGTTTTGGACGACTTTGCTGATAACACTAATCCCTTTGTGGGTTGTGCTGTATTTGATTGGCATGATGGGCATGGCATCCTCTTATCTTTGGGAAAATGTTTACCATTCGGTGTACAGACGAGCAGGAAGTCCCCTTGATAAAAAATAGTAGTTATGACGCACTTCGATCCAACCGCGCAACTAAAAGGAGGCACACGCCATGCTTAAGAAACATGTAGCCGCCATCGTACTAGAAAGGGGCGCTATCAATGCGTAAATACACGGTCGGAATAAACGTTAACACAATCGACGAGTTAGTCGGAATGGGCGTAAAAGTCAAGGCATTCCTCACGGACATTGGCGATGGCGACCTCGATTTGCAACTGATGGTCAATCCGCACGGCGATCAGTTCGCGGAATCGCATGCAATCGGATTCGTATCAGGCAGTAGCGAACATGACACAGAAGACGATGAAGAAATAGAGGAATAGGTTCGTAGGGATGACGAAGGAGGAGCCGGAATTGAATAACGATAAATTAACGCAAATGTATGAAATGCAGACGCAATTAGATTCACGAATTAGTGAGGAACGCGGAATCGACAAAACGACCGACGAATGGGTAGTCGGACTGACTATCGCAATGGAATCGGAAATCGACGAGATACGGCGTGAGGTTAACTGGAAGTGGTGGAAGAATCCGAGGGAGATCGATAAGGACGCTTTGCAGGGTGAGGTAATCGATTTGTGGCATTTTCTACTTTCGATGTCACGCGTGGTGGGCTTAGAGGCTGACGATATTCACCGTTTGTATATGGAGAAGAACGCAGAAAATCACGCCAGGCAAGACGGCACAAGCGTTAAAGAAGGATATTCGGCAAAATAAAAAGAGGGGTTTGCTGTTCATGTCTACAGAGTTTCCTAGACACTAGTTGCCCAAAAACGTTTGCAACATAAAACCACCTCCACTGATAATGTACCATAAATTACTAGATTCGTAAAGGAGTTTTTATAATGGTGGAAACTAAAATGAACGTCGTACTACTGGCACATACGCAACTAAGCGAGAAGTTTTACGACAGCTTCGATATATACGGACACAGTTACGAAGGAAATAAGTTAGACAACACGGGCGCAACTGACGGCCAAGCGGTCGCACTCTCCGCAATCCGCACGTGCTATTCTCCGGGAAATCCTTCGGAAATCGTCGTAAAGGAAGGCGTCAAGTATTTCGGAGCACGAGCGACCGATGGCAAGGAAGGCACGGAAGCCGACCGCCTGTTCCGTCAAATAGTGGCGTCCAAACATACGAGTACGTTGGAGCATATCTCGTTCACCTTTGCGATTGAAAGCGTATCTCGCGCATTGTTAGCGCAACTCACACGGCATCGTGTAGGTTTTAGCTTTAGCGTACAGAGTCAACGATATGTCCGTTTTGGAAGCGACGATCGTAGTGGCGGATTTGATTATGCCGTACCAGAGACGATAAAGAATAGCGCTAAAACGGTTGAATTAGAATTAAACGCCAATACAAAACACAAGTATACCGCGGAAGAATATTTCGAATTATTTATGCAAGAAATTCAATCGGTATACGATAAGTTGCGTGAATTAGGCGTACCAGCCGAAGATGCTCGCGCAGTCCTACCGAACGCAGCGGCAACTAATTTAGTCATGACGGCCAACCTTCGCGCCCTGCTCGACTTCTATGCAAAGAGGCGTGAGGGTCGCGGTGCACAAGGCGAAATATGTTCTCTAGCGGAGGAACTACGCAAGCAAGTCGTAGCCGTAGAGCCATGGGTCGACCAATTCTTCGAAGGAGCGTGATTCTATCGTAATCGCAACGTGGGTACTAGCGCATTATTTACTATTATCGGAATTAGAAGCCGCAAAGTCTCCGGAGCCCTACGTTATCAAAGTTGGGGAATCGGAGTACGAACGGAGGGTTAAGGCGGAGGTGGCTAAACGTGAGAAAAGACGAGAAGCAAGGGATGCTCATCTACGCGCTAATACTCGTAGCGATAGAAATGTGGGTAGTAATCAGTGGCTAACGTTCGATGCCACGGCTTACACCGCAGGCCCCGAATCAACCGGCAAATCGCCCGGCGACGCAGACTACGGAATCACAGCCAGCGGAAGGCACGTCCGAGAGAATCATACGATTGCCTGTCCGAAATCCATTGCGCTAGATACTCGCATGGAAATCGAAGGGCTCGGCGTTAGGACGTGCGATGATCGCGGAGGAGCAATAACCGACGGCAGACTCGATATTTACTTTGAGGACGTGGCAGACGCGAGGGAGTTCGGCAGACGGACGGTCAGGGCGCGGATAATCGAAAATTAGGAGGCGAAAAGATGAGCGAATTAAAGTTCACGGTAGGCTCAAATGTTTACAACGTTGTCGAGATTGACGGTCTTATGCGTAAATACGATCTATATGGACAAGTAACGTATAGCGACTGCCGTATCGAGATTGAGCCATCGCTGGGAGCAACGCGAAAAACAAACGTTATTATACACGAATTATTACACGCATGTCTTTTTGAAGCGGGCTACGACGATCAAGACGAAGAGTTAGTACGTAGGCTCGGTAATGTGGTGACGCAAGTAATCGGCGACAATTTAGCCACATTCGATAAACTACTCGAAATGGAGGAATCGGAATGACTAAAACACATTTGATTGCTGACGAGTCGCTTGGCGGAGTTTTGCGGGAGTATATCGAGGTGTATCGTAAGGCGAAAGTTGGTGATTACGCTGTTCAAACTAGTCGCTGGATGGGGAATCGAGGTAATATCGCTGAAATTACGCGTGTCTGCGATGACGGGAGCGGTGTGACACTTGGTGGGCACCCATTAACTCACGGAGAATATCTCACGTTAGAACCGACCGACATCGTCCATGTATGGATTACTGTCGGAGACTTAAAGGGATTAGTACGCTACCGACTAGTCGATCGCAAAGCCGAGGTGGGCGAGAAGGTGCTCGTATACGGTCATGGGGCGTCGTATGTAGACGGTGTTCGTACAGTCAAGAGGACTGCTCAGGACGGTCATATATTTTTCGATAGAGGCGGACGTCGTTCTGGCGGCTATTATGTACTCATTCCGGTCAACTCCGAGCCCGCCGAACCAACTCCGGACATACACGACATCCTGGCGAACCTAGCCGCGAGAGTACACGACTTAGAGTCGCAACTACGCGACACGCAAGGCAATGTCGAAAGGCAGGGCGTCGAGATTGAAACCGTAAAACACCTCGCCAAGTCTAACGAAGAGGATATTCGACTGCTCGACGAAAGGACACAGCCGAAAATTAACGAATTAACATTAACGTCTCGGATCGACGGAACTACTAAAATAGACGCTAAGTACAGCGGAATACCTACTTCGGAAGTGCTCGCAAAAATACTTGACGGAGGTTGGGGGCGATGAAGTATCCGATACGTAAAATCGCCCTCGCTGGCGCTGCTCGATCCGGCAAGGACACCATCGCCGACCATCTCGTCGAACGCTACGGATTTGCCCGATTCGCCTTCGCTGACGAAATGAAGCGTCTTCTGCACGAAATATATCGCGACGTGCCCAAATCGCCAAAGCCTCGCCGAGCCTGTCAGGTATTCGGCGAAGGGTTGCGCAATCTCGACATTCCAGGCGCCCGCCACATTTGGATTAACGCCTGCATGCGCCAAGTCGACGCCCACATATGGTGGCACAGCGAAGTTGACGAGCGAGGCGCTAACGTAGTGATTACGGACTTACGCACGCCATTGGAATACGAAAGGTTGCGCGCCGAGGGCTTCACAATCATCCGCATCAAGGCTCCGTCAGCGTTGCGGATTGCCCGAGCGCAACAGGCTGGAGATGCCTTTTCGCTGGAAGACTTGACGCACGAGACGGAGAGCTACGTTGATACCTTCGACGCAGAGTACGAGATTATTAATGACGGTACATTGGACGATTTATATACGCAGGTTGACGAAGTTATTGCGAAAATTAAGGAGGCGGAGTGAATGGGTTTATTACTTTTTGGAATATTAGCGGCTATCGTTGCGACAACCTTATTGGGAATGACGGCCGGTGCGGATGATTTCGTCGAATGGTTATTGTCGGTGGTTTTAGGGCTATGTATCGGGGCAGGTTCGTTAGCAATCGGAATCATACCCGCCTTTGTGGCTTCAACAACTCCGGCTAATCCGATTGAGGTGGAAATCTACGCAATAAAAGACAACAGCGAGGTGCAAGGACAATTCTCACTAGGTTATGGCAGTGTAGACGAAGAGCAGTACTATTACTACGTCACGGAAAGTAATGATGGCTTCAAGAAAATCGCGAAGGCTGAAGTTGACAATTCAGCATTAAAAGAAGAGTCAATCGACAATCCATACGTAGTAGTTTACGAAAATAAGTTTGATTCAGCATTCATGCGATTTATGTACGGAGATTACAACGGATCGAACACGTATGAATTCCACGTACCGAATAATACAATTACGACGGATTACAACGTCGATTTAGAGTAGAGGAGGCGGAGTGATTGAGTAGTTTCGATATAACCGACATAATTTTGGAAGTGGTCGTAAACGAAGGATTTGACATAGAGCCGGAGAGTTACGTGAGTTCGTTTAAACACGCTCAGAGCGGAAAGGAGCTCGTAAATTTCGAAATGGTTGGCTCGTGGCTTTGTGATATTGAATACGAAGTTCGATTTCCGAGGGAACCAGGGAAGTACCGCATGAAAGCGGAGTACAACGATACTACCGGAATACTCGAAAGTATTTACGACATTGAATTAATAGGGAAAACGGAGGAAAACGACGGGATAAAGTAGGCAATTATCCCGCAGTCCTTTTACGTTAAGTCATCGGCGCCCTTAAATCCGGCTAGGCTAAACGCAAAACTCCCTTCCGGTAGGTTAGCGTCCGAAAAGTCCTTGCCAGCATACGTAAATCGTAACGGAAGTTCATTGCGGTTGAGGCCCAACGTCCTAATAAACGGCTTGGCGTTACCATAGCGTCGTTTGTCAAATCGGAATGGTTTCGTATCAACAGCACGTACTATATCCGGACGGGCGACAATCAAGCGCATGTTGGCGTGGTCGTATCCGACGTACAGACGCATCGGGCAGTCGGCGCCGAGCAATTTGCACACGCCAGAGGAAAGGTACAGGCGCTGCTGAGAATCTACGGTGATGTACGGCTGGTCGGCTTCGGTTTCGTACGAAATCCAGGCGAAGCCCTTCGGTTCTTTTTTAGGCATGGCGGATAGCTCCTTCGGGTTCTTTTCCTATAGTATACGAAGGTTTAACGAAATTATCAAGGCAAGGCGAAGAAAAGCGAAATGGAGGCGGAAGAATGGAAAAGAAATTACTTGGCGAATTGGAATTAAATCGAATTTATCAGCGCGATTGTATCGAAGGAATGCGACTGATTCCGGACGATAGCGTCAATTTAATCGTGATTGATCCGCCCTATAATATCGGGAAGGACTCGCGGTGGGACAAATGGAAGTCAGTCGAAGGGTACGTCGATTTTATGAGTACGGTATTTAAAGAGTGTGAGCGTGTACTAAAGCCAAATGGGTCGTTCTACTTCTTCCATAATGATATGGTGCAGGTTCGTAAATTAATGGACGCAATTGACGACGAGACTTCTTTCGTATATAAAAATTTCATCCTATGGAATAAGCGTTACAACGGAAGCCCTCGCAAATACTACTTTGACAACGTAATTAAAACAGAGTCCAGTCGAAGTTACCGACCACTGACAGAGTACTGCTTATTCTATACATTTCAGAAAGAACTTACAGACGTTACACACGATGTAAATAAATTTGAGAGTCTTCGAAGTTACTTCAGAGAATTTCTAGCTGCGTTAGGGATTACGAAAAAGGCTCTGATGGAAAATGTTGGTCAACGAGCAGACCATTGCTTCCGTTGTAGTTCGAGCCAGTGGGATTTACCTACACAAGAAACATATGAATCATTGTTGGAGCTTCCGCGCGATAATTCATTTGTAGCAGTGTCGTACGCAGAATTGACGGGTATCTACGAAGGGATGCGTCAGCAATACGAGAGTGAACGTTACACCTATAACCACCAAAAAACACATCACGACGTATGGGATTATGAGGTGGCGCCTAAACTCGGGCACTGCACACCTAAGCCTTTGGATCTTATAGAAAATATTATACTCCATTCGTCAAATCCAGGTGACGTAGTACTTGATTGCTTCATGGGCAGCGGAACCACAGCGGTAGCCTCCGCCCGAACAGGACGTAACTTTATCGGGTTTGAACGCGAGCCGGAATACGTAGAAATCACAAACAAACGCCTTGACAACGAACTGGAGGCGAACTGATGGGCGCAGTAAAACGGGATATGCACATAGGCGAACGACGCCTAGCCGAACGTTATGCACTCGACAGTACAGCGGGTGTCAAACTATTACTTTCGGAGTACCACGCTTTGATAGGTAGGCAGTATCAAGGCGACTATGACGCGGTTGTTCTATTAACCGACATGGCTACGGCAATAGATCAGGCAGGCTTAACGGACCGGCAGCGTCAGGCACTCACGCTAGTCTACGTGGATGACCTAACGCAGGCTAAGGCGGGCGAGGCGATGGGCGGACTGGCGAAGGACGCCGTTAATCATTTACTCGACAGGGCAATCGAAGCAATATCGGAGGTTTATTGGTATTGGTCAAGGCATGACGAAGGATATACGATTTTATCGACGAAAGGGGAATCGGAATGATTAAGGGATTATCGAAATATCAGTCGCAAATAGTTTCCGCATTAAGAGAGGACGGCGTTTATCTTTGGACGAATGAGGGTCCCGGATATCGCGCATGGATTGGTGATAAAAACGGAGTAATCATCAATTATGTGCGGGTTCGCTCGGCTGAAGCGCTCGTAAATACAGGCGTGATTAAATTTGTAGACGGTAATTATCGCCAAGGATTATTCAAATATACGTTAAAGGTGGCGGAATATTACAACAGGAAAGAGGCGGAATAATGGGCGAACAAGCTTACGTAAATACTGACCGTGAAATTTGGCGTGAAACTAAAGACGATTATTATGCGCCGAGTATTCACGTAACGGCCGACGGTAAAATCGGGATAGATATTGGCGGATATGTCTTCGTAAAAGATGTGCGCGATTGGCATAAATTAGCGGATAAGTGCAGCTGTTACGAGAAAGCATTGGAGGCGGAGTAATGGCGGACTATAAAACGAAACTACACGAAGCAATAACGGAATTACAACAAGCGACCAAGCGCGGTGAAATGCCGCGAGAGGTTCGCATAGTTAAAATCGAGGCGCTGGTCGAGGATTACTTCGCAAAGGCTGGCGAAATGCCGGACAGCACGGCGTTGGAGCGGTTGGCTGATTTGTGTTTGCATGAGGAGTTGACGGACACTAACGAGCACAAAATATCGCAGACTGAATATCCGTTTTTGAGCGAGCGCCAGTTTGATCGCCGTGATAATCGTGAGGTTAAATCAACGACTGGTATGGACGGAAATGCTGCGGATGGCCAAAAGCACGGCGTGCCGACGCGGAGAAAACGAACTGATTATGAAAATAGATTCGTAGATAAGAAGTCCCGAATTCGTAATAAGGAACGGAAACATAGGTACGTAGAGTTTACGAAAGTACAGCCGGTTGTTGTCTACAAATTAGGCGACAGCCGCGCTTAATAGAGAATGGACATCAACTTTTACGCTGTTTTGTGTTCTTACGTTAAGAGTGGCATCAACAATGGGCGCCTCAGTTGTGTATACGTTAAGAGGGGGCAAAACGTCAACTTTTCGGAACTAGTACGGACTGTAGGATGAAGAGACGTCAACTTTTGGCACGTTTCGTATCTATGTCTTAAGAAGAAACGATTTCGCGGGCGCTTCGGCGCTTGCTGAATAACTGACAAAAAATCTGCATTAAAAAGGAGAAAGAAAAATGAATAAAAATCAAATTGAAGCAATGAAAGAATCATTAAAAATTCAAGGTTATAGTGGCAATTGGAATTATGACGAGTACATGTTCGGAATATATAACGGTATGGAATTGATGGTAGCAATTGCAGAAAACAGAGAACCTGTCTACAAAGAAAAACCTAAGAGATGGCTGAAAGATAGAAAAGTTGATTCCAAACCAATCAGTATGTCTTAGTCCGATTCTAAAGCGCAATAAAAGGAGGAACAAACAATGAAGTGTGAACATCATTACGAAGTTTGTTGTTATAATTCTTCAATTGTAATTGCAGAATGCACCAAATGCGGTGACGAAAAGGAATACGACTTTGATGATTATTTTTTGAATTATGGATTCCCTACTCTTTCAGATGAAATAGAATAGTACACCAGTTAGAACAAATTACGAAGGAAAGGGCGGTTTGAAATGCATGATACTCTTTATTTTCAGGTGAAAAGATTAAAAAGACACTTAAATATTGTATTAGGTAGGATGGGAATTTTTAAAATCGCAGAATGGACTATTAGAAAGCTATCAAGAATTATTAAGTAATACACACTTATGTGGAAATGTGCAATTGCAAACGTTGGAAAAGTCATATTCAAGAAAGGAGAATTAAAAATGACAGTACACGGTTTTATGGAAGATTGGGATGGAGAAATTGTACTAAGTGATATTCATAACTTTAAAGATGAAAATGACTTCTCTGAACAAGCTGAAAAATATGTTAAGGAAACAAGAGGATATAGAGTGCCATTATTTCCTCCTGTTGTTATGGATATTGTGTACAACGGTGAAAACGAAGAATGTTGGTCAAGCAAAAATTATGCCCTAAAAACAGGCTTTGAAGGAGAAATAATTACGGTTTATAGGTCGACTTTAGATTATGACAATGCAGAAGGGTAATTCGCACTTCGAACAAATTACGAAACAACCACGCTCGCTTCGGCGGGCTTTTTAATTTTAAACGAAAAGGAGACGTTGGAGTGAATAAAGAGATTGCTAATTTAATTATGGATTATGTGGCCGTTAGGGTAAACTTCAAATCAGTTAACAACGATAACATCGACAAGGTTGCTGGGAGGATATCAATCGAGTTTTGTAAAACGTATAGTCCGCGGAAAAACTGGGGTGTGTCTCGAAAGGATATAAAAGCATTAATTATCGATATATTCCGCGCTGTTATGGAGGGTAGGCTGGTATTTGTTTTCGACGAGGAGTGTGACGAAAATGAATAAGCGCCAACTAAACGAAAGCCTATCCAAACTAGTAAGCGGAGCGCCGCGAGGATCAATTACGCGCACCAACGGCAATTATGGACGTGATGAAACCGGCAAGCCTTTCTTTATTCAATCAGTAGAGCAACGCGAAACAGTTAAGCGAATAATGAAGCAAAAAGGGGAAGGGCGCAAGGAGTCGTTCTTCTTCAGCGTAATCGAACGCATGCACTACGTTGCCAACGCACTTACACCGGCTCAATGCGGGTATCTGCTCGTATTAACTAGTCACGTCAATTGGAACGGACTCCTTGTACGATCCGAAAAGGACTCAACGCCATTAACGCCTGCCGAAATGCAAAAGGCGCTCAACCTTCCGAAATCCAAGCGCTCGACCTTTACAGACTTCCTGGACGCTTGCTTAAACCACGGAATCATTAAAAAGAAAGACGACGGCTACTACGTCGAGAAAGGCTTTCATTTCCGAGGCAGAACGGAAGGCGAGCGAGTGGTCCGCACCTATATTACGCAACTACGCGAAATGTATAAAGATGTCAGCGCTCACGATGTCGGGCTGCTTTACCGGCTGATTCCGTATATTCACGTTGACTCGAATATCCTTTGCGAAAACCCTAACGAAAAGGACGCGAGGGCAGTCGTAAAGCACAACCGTAAGTCACTGGCTGAAGCAATCGGAGTGACCCCGCAAGTTATATCAAGGGCAACAACGAGAATGATTTACGACGGGAAGTCGGTATTTGCGAAAGTGACGACGGCGACTGACGGCACGTTTTATATGTTGAATCCGTCGATATTCCGCAGGGCTGACCGTGATGATTACGACGCAACAACGCGAGGGATATTCGGACTCCAATAAAAGTGTGTTTTCATTCGGACACTTTCGCCTAAAAGTGTGTTTTCATTCGGACATCCGAAAAGTGGCTTCGAGCCTACAGCCGCAAGGGATACAGCCGTTTTTGGCTCGGGATTATATATATTATATATATATAAATACACTACCCTGCGCCTTCATTCCTAAAGAACAGTCATTCGGCGCCATGATTATTTATTCTTTTAAATACCGACGTTAAAGGATATGACAATATGGTAGGACGGCTCGCTTTTTGGGCCGGACTACAAGGTCTTGAAGTCGTAAGACTTCTCGCTAATCACTGCGTACATATATTCGTCAACATTTACGCTGTTTCGCGGTATATAGTACGAAGAGATAATCGGACAATAGCGGACACCGAGTCCGACTAATCAAACGGAGGCGATAACGATGGCAAAACGTATACTCAACGAAAAACAATGGGCGGCTATTACGATATTATCGCAGCCTAAACGCGCAGGCATGACGTATGAGGAAGTGGCGAAAGAGGTAGGCGTTGCTAAGTCGACACTATTCGAGTGGAAGAAGCTGGACGAATTTAACGACGCTATCAAGAACGCAGTGGTGCGCAATACGACCGACAGGCTGCCGGACATGTTCGATTCTATGATCGATAACATTATCGAGACAGGCAATGCGGCGGCTTTCCGCACAGTCGTACAGCTGCACGGCATGTTGACGGAGAAGGTCGAGGTAGCTAGCAAGGGGGATGCGGCAGATATCGACAGCATGAGGGCGGAGATTGAACGGATACGTGGCGGTGAGCGGTCCGATACGTAGATAGTGCGGACATATAGTAGAAGGAACACGGAATAGCGTGCGGTAGGTGTGGCGTCTATGTCGGACTTCGGTAGCGTAAGGGTCTCGGATTACCTGCACGAGGCTCCTGGCGGACACACGCCCGGAACGCTTTGAGCCTGCGCTAGAATATGCACGATTGTATGCAGTCGAGGCGGATTCATACGGCATGCTGAACGTTGTTGTATCGCTGTTCTTACGATGCATAAACTTAGCAGCGTTCATTGAGCGCCGTTAACGTTGGTGTAAAGCGATTCTTAATGTAACACAATGCGTTCGAGTTACTTATGTTATACAACGTTATGAATGCGCCATACATTGGCGGAAACCCCCCAAAGGGCTACCGTCAGATGTGCGTTTTCTAACCAACGACAAATCGGCGTACAAAATTTTCGCTTTGGCTTTAACGGAAGGAGGAAAACGTATGCTAACGGCCGTACTTATCGTCAGTCTCGTCTATTTTACGGTAGGAATCATCGTAACATCTACGTTAAATTTCATTTACGTTGATCCGGCGTATAGATTGAACAGTATTCGCGAAAGTATCCCAGTAGTTGTCGGATGGCCTTTGGTGCTATACGTATTCTGGGCGTTTACTCGAGGTTAAAGCGCACGCCATACGAAAAAACCTCCGTCAATTAAGCGGAGGCTCTTCGTATTTTTACAAGCAAAGTGTTTCGTAAGTCTCATCGATTGTCCCTTGTGTGATCCCGATATATTTCAAGGTGTCGCGCTCGGTCGCGTGGTTTAACATACGCATGACCTGCGCAATGTCGCCGGTCTTCTTATATGTATGAAAGCCGGCTGTCTTCCTCAGCGAATGGCAGCCGATTTCAATATTAACGCCAGCACGATTGGCGGCTGCGTTCAACAAACGGTAAGCCTGCACACGACTAATCGCCTTGCCACCTTTTCGCGAAGGGAACAACGGCCCATCAGCCGGCGCTAACTCGTTAATAGCTTTGCGAGCAACGGCGTTAATCTTAATACGCTTAGACTTGCCGGTCTTGCCTTCATGTAGCGTAATATAATCGCCAGCAACATCGGTGGCAGTTAACGTAAGCAAGTCGCTAATCCTTAGCGCCGTATTAATGCCTAGCGTAAATAGTAGGAGGTCGCGCCCGTGCATCGCCTTTTTCATACGGCTAATGTCGCGGATTGATTTAATCGGTTGGACTTCGTTCACGCTAAATCGCCTAAGTCCTCTACGAATTCTTTAAGCATTCTCACTTCGGCTTGCAGTACGTGCAATTGGATTGTTTCATTCGGAGCCATTTCGTAATCTAGGTTATTTTCTTTAGCTTGTAATTTTGAAAGTAGCGCTTCTTTTCGGCTCAACTTACTTTTATAGAATTCTAACGTTTCGTTAATCATTTTCGAATACAACTCCTTCAAATGTTTTGTTACATTCATAATAAACGATACATAAACGAAAGTCAAACGTAATCTAACGATATTTATGGACCACAGCGTCCAGCGCAACTGAGCGCAGTGTTACGGGGAAGATTCGCAGTTTTGACCTGGAATTGAGCCGGTTAATAACCGAGCAAATGGGGCAAATCACAAACGATGTGGTTAATCGTTTTACATAGCGTCGATTTCTGGCGCAAATAAAACGAAAAGGAGGCGATTATTATCGCATGGTTCGGTAACAGGTGGGTCGAGTCAGCAGAACGTGCTGATATAATCGCCACCTACCGAGAATATAAAGAGGCGCTTGACGCAAAGTATCCGGACGTAGGCGAAATGGATGCTGATACAATGGCGGACTACCTGGCGGCTTGTAAGGAATTGGCGAGGCTTGAACGGATTCACCGTTGCGAGCGCGACCTGCTCGAATTTTCCATCGAATATTTTTCGGAGGCCAAGAATCCCGGCAACGCAGGTAACTGGGAAGGGTTTGACGTAACCAATCGCGAAGATGCGGCGGAGTTCCATAAGGAAATTTGCGAAATAATGAACGAAGTATCGACGACGAAGCCAAACGCTAAGACTGCAGTAGCCGTAGCGAGGTCGCATGGTAAGTCGACGTATTTAACTAAGGCGTTCCCGTTACACGAAACAGTTTACCGCAAACGTAAATACATTATCATTATTTCGGAAACTCCTTCCGTATCAGGACCGAACTTAGAGTGGTTGGCGACGCAGTTAAAGTTCAACGAGAAGCTACGCGCCGACTTTGGCCCGTTACTTTCGATAAAGCAACAAGAAAATCCGAAAGATAATAGTGCGGAGTTCATAACATGGGAACCACGCGGAGAGCAAAAACGACAATTAACGAAGATTGAAGCAGCCTCGACAGGTCAAGCGCTTCGTGGACGAAATTGGAATGGTTCTCGTCCGGATTTAATTACGTGTGATGACTTAGAGGACGCAAAGACTAATGCGGCTACTCCGGAGCAACGAACTAAACTACGTGATTGGTTCAGTTCTGTCGTAATGCCTCTCGGTGACCCAAAGGGCGAGAAGACAGCCTTCGTGATAATGGGCACTACTGTTCACTATGACAGCTTATTAATGAACATCTTATATAAGCGGTCTGACTTCGAAACGCGCGTATATAGGGCGATAATAAATCCGCCTGAACGCGGTGACTTATGGGAACAGTGTCGCGAAATATATATCGAACGCGAGAATCCTAACAGACGTATCGACGCCGAGGCTTTCTATAAAGAGAATTTCGACGAAATGAATAACGGCGTAAAGGTATTATGGTCGGAGTTTCAGTCTATTTGGAAGCTAATGACTTGGCGATGGGACAACGGAAGCAAAGCCTTTAACACGGAGTATCAGAATAATCCGATAGACGAAGAAAACATGGTATTTAATCCGGAAACCTTTACGTATTGGGACGACAATGAACCGGACAAACAATTTCCGCATAATCAATACACGATTTCAATGGGCGTCGATTTCGCCCTCGGAAAAGAACGTGGAGATTACTCAGCAGTAACCGTAGTTGCGAAGCATAAGGAAAGTGGCGCAATTTACGTAGCGGATTCGTATGCGGAGCGTATTCACCCGGATGAGTTTATGAAGGCTATAACGAAATTAACGATTAAATGGCAACCTGACGTAATTGGCGCGGAAAGCGTGGCTGCGCAGGAGTTCTTCGTAGATAAATTGAAAGAAGCGTTACAGTTCGCAGGCTATCCGGCACACAATCGCGTAAAGAAGGTTTACCAAAGATCACGGAAAGAATTGCGTATTGAGTCAATGATGCCAGACATAGAGTCGAAAAAGATTCGGTTCTGCCGTAAGCATCGCATTATGCTCGAACAGTTTGAGCGCTACGGGCAAGGCGAACACGATGACGCCATTGACAGCCTCGAAATTTCGATAAGCTCAATAAAGAGAGCGAAACGACAATTACAAGATAAGCCGTCATGGTTATAACTTAATAATTTTTACTGACCGAATAGGAACGGAAGTCATGAGCCGTTCTGATAAGCGCATATCTCGGTGCGCTTTCGGTCTTTTTTAATGCCGAGAAATCACAACGAGGAGTGGTTTTATGCGAAAAGCGCACAACCGAATAGATTTACCTGCGAAGGAAATAGCAGAGAAATACAATTCCGGTATGACCGCAGAGGCTATCGGAAAACATTACGACGTAGCCAAGAAAACGATACTTACGCGATTAAAAGAGGAAGGTATTACGCGAAGACAGCAACCAAGTTATAACGTAGATTCTGAATGGTTACGCATAGAGTACGTAGATAAAAAACGTAGCACACGCGATATAGCGGAGGAAGTCGGCTGTAGTAGTAAACACATAGCGAAGCAATTGCATAAACACGCCATACCAATACGCAAACATTGCGGGGCTCCTGAGTTCACTAAGCAAGAGCGCGTCAATAAGTGGGCGAAACCCTTAGACGAGCACCCGTTATGGAAGGGCGGAGTAACGAGCCTAAATGAACACTTACGTACTGCGACATTTGAATGGCGTATGGAGTGTTTACAAAGTACGAGGTTTACGTGTGTAGTTACCGGCATGCGTCATAAAAATTTAGACGTGCATCATACGAAGGCGTTTAACGAAATACGTGACGAATCTATAGCGGAACTTGGTCTACTGAAGCATAAGAAAGTTTCGGACTACACCGTCGAAGAAATCGCATCTTTATTCGAATTAATAAAGCAAAAACACGAAAATATTAAAGGCTATCCGATAGGGCGATCGCTGCATAAGGAGTTTCATAAGCAATACGGAGTACACGCCACAGAGTCAGACTTTGAGGAATTTATACGAAACTATAACGAAAAGGAGGCGGTAGTTTGACGGAACTTCTAAATAAAGTAACGCAAGGCGACTGCCTCGAAGTGAGTAAGCGTATAGAAAGCGGTAGCGTTGACTTAATACTAACGGACTTACCCTACGGTACGATGAACGGCGCAATGCTTGACGGTTGGGGAGGAAATAAAACTTCCTGGGATTTTGCGATTGACCCGAAAGACGTTTACGCAATAGCTAACCGTATTCTACGCAAGAACGGAAAAATGGTCTTATTCAGCCAAGAACCTTACACTAGTAGGCTTATAAACGAAGCCACTCCTAATGTACCGTTTTCATACCGTATGGTGTGGGAGAAAGATCACTTCGCTAATAGTTTAATCGCTAAAAAAGCGCCTGTCAGTTACTACGAGGACATACTCGTATTTAGTAAAACGCATGACATAGAAGGAGTACATCCCTTAAGATCATACTTTACGCACGTGTTGGAGTATATTGGGCTGACGTTAAAACAGATAAACGATACGCTAGGTCATCGCAGAGCGGAGCACACCTTTTACGTCACAAGCACGCAGTACGGTCTATGTACCGAAAGGACTTACGACGAGTTAATTAACGTGTTCAATATCAACAAAATGGACGGATTTAAAACATACACCGAGTTACGAGAAATAGATAAGCGATTCGACAGTGTGTTCAATCTTTGGGAAGGCGGAAAGTATAAGAGTAACATCCTAAGATATAAAAAGGATTACGACGGATACCATCCGACGCAAAAACCTGTACTACTGCTCGAAGATTTAATAAAAACGTTCAGCAATGAGGGCGACACGGTAGTAGATTTAACGGCAGGTAGCGGAAGTACAGTGGTCGCGGCGATTAATACCTGTCGTAATTTTATCGGAATCGAACGCGAATCAGATTACGTCGACATAGCAAATAAACGCATACAAGAAGCGAGAAAGGAGGCGCTAATGTGACGATATTTTACGAAGGCGGTCAGTTTCCGCCGGAAGCAGACATCGAACGTATCGCAAAATACAAGCGAATGAAAAAGTATTATGACGGAAAGCAGTGGGAAGTTTACGATCGAGTTCGCGCATTACTTGACGGAACGCCACAACAAGTACAACTAGACCGACTATATATCGCGATAAATCTCGCTAGAATCCTGGTAATGAAACCGGCCGACATGCTCGTTGGTGACCGTCCGATTTACGAAGCAGGCAAGCCAGACGATTCGCCGGAACAAAAGGCGCTAAATAAGTACGTAGAGGAGAACGATTTAAATACGATTATTTACGAAAGTACAACGGCTAACGGATATCGCGGCGATTCTTTTATTAAAGTTCGCTATGGTAGACGCCAAGACTTATCGGAGGTTCAAAGCGTATTATCGCCGGAAGCATTCGCTCAGTATATCGCAGACATTTCGATGGAGCCGATTATCGAACATGTAAACGCTGAGACAGTTTTTCCGGAAACAGCGGACGGTAACGTTAAGCAATTTAAGGCGGTAAATATCGCTACAATCGAATGGGTCGAGACCCGTAAAACAGAGATTCCGTTCTTGAACGTTGAGCGACATGTGCCAGGATTTATTATTTATGAACGCTATCGTTTACACCAGCTCCCGGAAGTCGGAGTCAACAATCAGTTTGGCGTTCCTATTACGCTATACACGATTGGCGAAAAGGTAGCGACAGGCCGCAAAACCGATGTCGTGGCGACAGGGCTTCCTCATATTCCGGTATTCCATATTCCGTACACGTCGGTAGATGACGATTGGCAAGGCGGAGGATTTATCGAAACCATCGCGAGCGCATTGCACGCGTTAGAGGATTGCGTAACGGCGCTATCTTATATTCTGCAGAAGCACGCTGATCCGACTTTTTACGGCCCAGATATTGAGGGACCGATGGCGAATAGCACTAGTTTCGGCGGTAAATATATACCTATTACGAAAGAAGACGCAACGCCTGGGGCAGTTACGTGGAACGGTCAGCTTGATTCCGTATTCAAGGAAATGGACTTCTTGCTTTCGTATATTTTCCAAATGAGCGAAACGCCGCAATGGCTATTCGGAACAACAGTAAGTGGCGGCAACTCCGGCGGGACAGGAACGAGCCATACGGATAGTGGTTCGATTAAAGCGCGATTCTTGCCGATATTGAGCAAGGTGAAAAGAATCCGCAATCACTATGATAAAGCGATTAGAGATGCACTATGGACGTGCTACTTATTCGATAAGGAGTTCGGAGAATATTCCGGAGAAGACGTATATCCTACGGTTATTTGGAAAGATGGCCTTCCGAAGAATCTCAAAGAAGAAGCGGAAATAGCGCAACTTCGTACTGGAGGAAAACCTACGCTAGACGTACAGTCAGCTATCAAGTCGCTTGACGAAGTAGACGACGACAAGGCCACGGAAATCACGCGACGTATTGAGAAAGATGAAAAGGCGGCGATTGGCACGGTCGATGCTTCGATATTTAACGTGGACAAAGGGATTGGTGCGTAATGGCCAATGAATTTCGCGAGCCACCTCGCCCCAATTACGACTACGATGTGCGAAAGCTAGTCAGCGCCTACGAGCGTGCATTGACGAATATCCAAGCGCAACTTAATTCGCTAATGCTTTCGGATTTCGAACGTGCCTCAATACTGGCGGTACAGGCACACATAGCGGCAACGTTGAAAGAGCTAAACGGATTCACGGCGGAGTGGACTGGCGAAGCGCTAACGAAAGCTGTCACGCAAGGTTCGGCTGACGCAATCTATGCGCTAGGGCTTGCGTCGACACTGCAGGAAGCGACTAATATCGTCAAGTTTAATCGTATGAACAAGGAACTTGTCAAGGCAGCCATTGCCGACACGCAAGCGGATTTACTCGCGGTGACTCAAAACGTAGAACGCCGAACGCGAGCGGCAGTCCGTACAGCAACGTCGGAAATGATGCGTGCTCATATGGCGCAAGGTGTGAGTGGTACGGCTACACTACGCCGAGATTTGACGAAAAGAATACGAAAGCAACTCGGAGATGCGGCGGACACGTCGATAATCGATGCGAGCGGGGGCCGTTGGAAGTTGGCAAAGTATACGGATATGTTAGTGCGGACTAAGATGATGGAGGCGCACAAGGAATCGACGATTAACGAGGCGGTAGGACGCGATGTTCAATACGGAGTGATTTCGAGGCACGGCGCGAAGGATGCTTGCCGAAATTGGGAAGGCAAAATCGTGAAGCTGACGCCTGATGCGCCAGGCAATTATCCTTACATCGGAAATCTACCGAGGAACGAGATATTTCATCCCCGATGTGCCCATGTAGTATCACCTGTGCGTAGGCCCGACCGATTACCAGACGATTTAAAGAAACTTAATAACGTTAACTAGCGCTTGGCTTTTATAGTCGGCGTCTTTTTTATGCCTTACGAAACGGCGTTAAACTTTCGGCTGAAAAAATCTATGGTCCACGTATGACCTTAAACGCGGAGGTACGAAAATGGAACAACGCAAATTATTACGTTTAGACTTACAACACTTCGCAGGTGAAGATCCAACGGAGCCAGTAGAACCAACAGAACCACCGGCCGCGCCTAAGGAACCAACACCAGCACCGAAAACATTTACGCAAGAAGAACTAGATAAAATTGTAGCTGACCGTATTGCACGCGAGAAAAAGAAACTCGACAAGTATGCGGACTACGACGAAATCAAAACGAAGGCGAGCGAGTATGAAAAGCAACTCGAAGAAAAACGCCTTGCCGAACTTAGCGAAAAAGAACGCTTAGCAGAAATCGCGAAAAAATTCGAGGCAGAAAAATCGGCACTATCGGCTGAACTCGAGGCCACTCGCGAAAGTATGAAAGCGGAAAAAATCCGCACGGAATTTATTAAGGTTGCTACGAGCAATCAAGTCGCCTATATCGATGACGCATTCAGCCTCGCAGATTTATCGGCCGTGACAATCGACGAGGACGGAAAAGTAGTCGGAATGGATGACGCGATTAAGGCGCTCGTTGACAATAAACCGTTTTTGCTTGCGAAGAAACAACCGACAGCTATCGGAGAGCCGACGAACGGAACTCCAGAGCGCACCGACAAGACAGCCGAGCAGTTGCTACACGATGCTGCGGAAAAAGCACGTAAGAGCGGACGTATTGAGGATAAGATGGCCTACGCAACTCTGAAGGCCGAACTGAACAAGTAGTATGGACGCTGTCAAAAAATTGACGCGTCTTTTTTAGTACAAAAAAACAAACACTCAGGAGGAAATTATAAAATGGCTAAAATTTATGATGCGAGTTTAATCGGCAAAAAACAATCGGTAGTAGATGAGATTCTATTGCTTAACCAACACCAAACCCCACTACTTAACATGTTAGGATTCGCTGCACCAGTTACGCAAACTACTCACCAATGGTTCGAAGATGAAATGTATGCTGACGAATCTACTGTAGCAGGCGCTAAGCTTGTATCCGATACTGCTGTTGTAGTTGCAGACGTAGAGCCATTCCGCGTAGGCCACGTTGTTAAAATCGGCGAAGAATTACTGTTAGTTACTGCTATTACCACGGGAACTAAAACATTAACTGTTACGCGCGGTTATGCTGGAACTACTGCCGCTGCAATCGCTGACGCTGCTAAAATCGAAGTACAATTCGTAGAAGGTGCAGAAGGATCAGACGTACGTGGAGCTCGATACAAAGCACGTGTTGCTAAGTCTAACAAAACGCAAATTTTTGACGACTCTGTTGAAATCTCCGGTACTGCACAAGCCGTTCAACAGTACGGAATTGGCGATCTTTACGAGTACGAAAAACAAAAGAAACAAGTTGAGCTTGCGTTGCAATTAGAAAAAGCGCTTATCAACGGCGTTCAATATGAAAACGGTCAAATCCGCCAAATGAAAGGTGTTCGTCAGTTCATTCAAACTAATGTCACTAACGTTGCTGGCGCGATTTCACTTGACGCTATCACGAACCTTGGTCAATCAATCTACGAAGCTGGCGGATTCGCTACTGGCGGAAACTACAAAGTAATCGTAGGCGCGAAACAAAAACGTAAATTGTCTGCGCTTGATACAAACAAAGTACAAATCAGCCGTTCTGAAAATTCTCGTGGTGAAGTAGTTGATACGCTTGTAAATGACTTCGGTCAATTTGAAATTGCGTTGAACAACAACCTGGCTGCTGACGAGTTACTTTTCGTTGATGCTAACCGTATGGCTATTCGTCCATTAGTTGGTCGCGAATTCTTTCACAAATACATGGGTGAAAAAGGCGATTACACAGTCGGTATGCTTGTTGGCGAGTACACGCTTGAATTCCAACAAGAAAAAGCTCATGGACGTCTTAAAGGACTTAACTAATTCAAACTAACGGCTCGCAGGTTTCTGCGGGCTTTTCTAATTAGGCGGTGAAGTACATGGCAGAATTTAAATCGCAATATAAAGAGCTCGGCTTTTACGTAGATGGCGAATTTAAGAAGTTTAACGACGGTCGCTACGCTACTGAGGACGAAGCAACGATCGAAGTGTTATCGAATATCTCAGACGCACAGCGCGTCGCAGAGGCGAAAGCCGAACCAAAAGCGGAGGAAACGCCGAAGCCGAAACCTAAAGCTCCTGCGAAGAAAACCTCCGGAAAATAAGGAGGCGATTTTATGGAGTGGGATTTATTAGTGGCAACGGAATACATCAAGCTTAACACGCTAGACAACGAGGACTTTATTGACGGGGACGATACACGCAAGACAGCGTTATTAAACGTAGCAAGCCGCACACTCACACGAAAATTCAGCGGACTAACGATTCCGAACGAAGCCGTTTACCTTTTCGGCGCAGTGTTGGCGAGCGCATATAACGATACTAATAAACTTCAGCAGCAAGGGGTCGCGGGCTTCTCGATAAAGGGCATCTCGTTTACATTTAAGGATTGGGCGAAGAAAGGACTCGACGCGCTAGTCCCACCGGAAGTAATCGACATCATCAACGAAGAGAACGGCGTGGAATTATCGACAGGACGCGTCATGAAATGGACGGTGTTGTAACATGGCGATGATTCCAATGAAGCAATCCGTAACTATTCAGCGTAAAGGCGAGCCGGACGAGTGGGGCGAAGGTGGCGTACCGACTAGTTTCACGTTAAAATGTCGCGTAGATGAGCGCACGCAAGTCGTACAAAATCAGCTAGGCGACGAAGTGGTCAGCGGAATGGAAATCCTGTTCAACAAATTCCCGGACGTACGTTATGACGACGTAATCGAATATACAAACGAATTAGGCGTGACGATCAGACGTACTCCGATAAAGATTGAACCGGTCCGCATGATTAACGGAAAGCCAACGCTAACGGCGGTGCATTTGTAATGGCGAAGGACTTCGATCTAGACCTCGGACCACTACGCAATTTAATCGCAAAGTCGCCGGACGCAGCAGGGCGCGGGGCTAAGCAGGCACTAGACGATATAAAGGACGATTGGGTTCGAGAGGCTCGCGACATTGCTCCGTTAGATACCGGCAATTTACGTCGGCAAATAGCGGGTGAAGTTGAAGGGCAGGAGCTCAATTCGAAGGTTATCGTTACGGCGAATGCTGCGCAAAAAGGATTCAACTACGGCTACTACATCCACGAAGAGAACGCCGGAGGCAAGTCGCTTAGGACGTCAGGCACGGTTAAGAAATTCTTAGACGAATCGGCGGACGAGGCAAAATGGCAGCGGTGGCTCGAAGAGGAAATAGAGAACGAACTTAAGAAGGCGGGGTGGTAGGTTTGGCGGACATTAAAACGGAGGTTCAAAGTATTCGCGATTTTGTTGCGCCTGAGCTGCCGGGCGCCACGTTTAAGTTGCAGAATATGCCGGACACATACAAGGCGGCTGAGCTGGTGATTGAGCTTGTCGGAAGTAAGGCGGGTACAGAAACAGCGTCCAGTTACCGCATTGACCAGACGTATCAACTAGTATACTTCGGAACTAGCAAGCTCGACTGCTTGACTAAAATGCAGGCGATCGAACGCTTGCTGAACGACAAGCAAATGATTCCGTTAGGGGCTCGGTACTTACGTATCGGGTCTTTTTCGTTATCGCAATCGTTCAAGACGGAAACGACGGGCGTGTTCGCAGTAATTGGAATGTTAGAGGCGGAGATTCGCGAAACACGGACGTATGTCGCTTATGAACCAATTAACAACCTAGAAACAGACACAACAGTATTTACGGAGGAGGACGAGTAAATGGCAATTAATCAATGGGACCCGGCGAACCCCCCGATTCGCCCAGGCTTATATACGAATTTCGTAAATGCGGCTGAGGGACAAATCACAGGAGGCGCACGTGGTATCGTAGCAATCCCGTTAAACACGTATACGGGAGGAACAGCTACAGCTAAAACATTTTACACGGTGAGCGACGAAACGGGTGCGGCGGAACTATTCGGTGCAGCGAACATTCAGTCGATTAAATTCGCATTACAAGGCGGCGCGAAAGAGGTACTTGTCTACACGATGCCAGCAACGCCAGCAACTGCGGACTACGTAGATATGCGCAACGCATTCGAAGCACGACCATTCAACGTGTTTGTATTCGACGGAGAGCCAAGCGCAACCGAACGAACTAATACGGTGGCGTGGGTGGTCGCAAACCGAACAGAACGCAAGCATTTCATGTTCGTTACGGGCGGCACAGCGGCAGACGACGCTAACCCAGCGACAGGAAATACTCGCTCAGCGGCGTTACTTGACGATTATGTAGTAAATCTTATCACAGGCGTATCTATCGATGGGACTGATTATTCAAGCGGAAAGTATGCGGCTCATATCGCAGGCTTAATCGCAGGTACGGCAATCAATCGCTCCATCACGTTTACAGAAGTAGCGGTCGATGATGTGACGAAACGCTTACGTAATAGCGAAATCATTACGGCACTCGAAGCAGGCTCGCTGGTGCTCGTCAATGACGGCGAAAAAGTTAAGATCGAGCAAGGTATTACAACAGCTAAGACGAAGATTCGCTCAACTCGCTCACGCCAAGCAGTTGCAACGGACGTCGAAAAGACGGCTCGCGATAACTACATCGGCAAGCTAGACAATAATGAAGACGGACAGGTAGCGTTGATTAACGCAATCAAAGCGTACCTCGAAACGCTCGAAGCGAGTAACGTGCTGACGGACATCGTGGTCGAACTAGACACACAGAATCCTAGCGTTGGCGACACCGTTTTCTTAACGATTGCTTATCGCGAAATTGATTCGATGGAGCGGATTTTCTTAACAATTAACGTTTAATAAACGAAAGAAGGACGGTGAATAACGGATGGTATTAGATGCAACGAAAACGTTGAACGGCAGCTTCGGGAAAATGTACTCGGCCGATGGTGAATGGCTTACTAACGTAACACAAGCGGAAGCAAACGGAGAAATCGGTAAAGAGGAAGTCATGCGTGCAGGTACGCGTGTAACCGGCCATAAAGTCGTAAGTATTACTTATTCCGGCACAATGACGGGGTATAAGATTACTGCAAAACTAGCGAAACAAATTGCACAAGTCAAAAACGATTCAAAAGGTTCATTTGTTACGGAGCTAGTGATGAAACTCGATGATCCGGAAAATCACGAAGGCAAAACACATGTACGTATCAAAGGCGTACAGTTCGATAATATTCCGATTTTATCTTACGAGGTTGGTAGTTTGGTAACGGAAGAAACTCCGTTCACATTCTCGGATTTCGAATATCTGTAAAACACTGGCGGGCGTAAAAATCCCGCCTTTAAATCTAACAATTAGTTTATGAAGGGGTGACGTAAATGAGCGACGCATTAAAAGCGTTATTGGCTTCGGATTTGAATATCGAAAAGAACGTCCACATTAAACGACTTGGCGTGGATTTTATCGTAAAGGCGTTAACCGACGAAACTCTCGAAGAGGCTCGCGAAGAAGCGACGCACTTTGTCGGAAAAGGTGCTAAGCAAAAGAAGGAAGTCGACACAAGGATGCTCGGCGGATTACTTATATCAAAGGCTTGCGTTGAGCCCGACTTTAACCACGTGGAACTAATCAAAGCGAAGGGCGCAAAGGACGCGGCTGACGTCGTAACTAAAACGTTATTGCCTGGAGAAATCGAAAAGCTTCAGATGGCGATCCTCGAACTTAGTGGTTTTGAGGACGATGAAGAGGAAATCGAAGAAGTAAAAAACTAATACTGGCGGGTGGCGAACCATACTTACTACACGAAATTTTCCAACGCCACGGAATCCCGCCTGACGAAGTTTACCAAAAGCCTTGGCGACACCGCAAGTTCATGTACGCGTCAATGGAACTCGTACTTGAAGAGGAAGCAAAAGAACGAAATAAGGCGGAAGGGAGGACGAAATAATGGCGTTTGATTTAAGAGCGATACTTCGGTTGGACGATAAGTTTTCCGACCCGATGCGGAAGATCACCCGCCAAACAGCGCGAACAGAAAAGGCAATGGATACGCTCGCTAGGTCGACAACCAAGGCGGAAACTTCTGCAAATAGGGCCGGTCGCTCATTTGACAAGATGGGCGGAGGTATCGGCTCAGTTACGAAAGGACTAGGCATGTTAACGGGAGCACTTGCCGGCGTGGCTGCCGGATATGCGGCGGTTGAAGGCGCAAAGAAAGTCTTCGAAGCTACCGTGCTTGAGGCGGCGAAATTCGAGCAGTCTAACGTAATCATCGGCGCAATGTTTGACGATAAAAAGCTAGCGAAACAGTATACGGATATGGTCGACCGACTTTCAGTTCAATCTCCGATACTTGATTCGCAAACAGTTTACGGAAACTCAAAATCGTTCATTACGCTGAGTAAGAATACGAAGGAACTCGAAAAAATGTGGAAGATAACCGAACGACTTGCGGCCATAGATCCGGGGCAAGGGATTGAAGGCGCGGTGTTTTCATTGCGTGAATTATTTAGTGGCGACGCCCTCTCGATTATTGACCGGTTTGAAATGCCACGGAAGATAATGAACGAAATCAAGAGTCTACCGTTAGAACAGCAGCTTGTTAAGCTCGATGAATACTTTAACAAAATCGGCATGACTACGAAACTAGTCGACGATATGGGCGGAACGACGATCGGATTATGGGCGCGAGTTCGCGAACAATTTGCGTTATTGTTACGCGACATGGGTGCGCCGTCGCTCGAAGTTATCAGCGGATTCTTATCGAATTTAATCGCAAAACTTGAAGGTGGAGACTTTTCAAAAGCCGCAAACGTTGGCGCTAAAATCATTAAAAATATCCTTACCGGTCTAACAAACGGAGCCACGTCGCTAATCAACTGGTTCACTGCGTTATCTAATTCCGAAGAGTGGAAGAAAAAGACCACTTTGAGCGCAAAAGTTGAATGGATAATAACGGATTTATTCGCGAAATTCCAGTCGTGGCTTGATGGCGGCGGTCGCGAAAAGATTCAGAAAGCCGGAGAAGTGGCGGTGCAAATCTTAGGTACAGCGTTGTCTTCGTCACAGGGTCCGATCATTGAAGCTGGTGTAAAAATCGGCACAGCTATCGGAAAAGGCGTAATTGACGGCGCCATTAAATACGTAAAAGACAACGGTTGGAAAATCGCCAATCTCAACCCGACGAACGCTGTCGGTAGTTATAGCGGTAAGCTCGGTAAAAAAGCCGTTGGTTGGGTGAAAGATAAAACGTCACGTTGGTTCGGCGGAGAAAGTTCGCACAATGGCGGACTTGACCGCGTACCTTACAACGGTTACAGCGCCCGTTTGCACAAGGACGAGGCGGTACTAACTCGCGGAGAGGCAGCGGAATACCGTGCGCAAAAGCAAGGCAAAGGCGTAGGCAATACGTATCAATTTAACGTAACGATTGGCGGTGGTTCGACAGAGCAACAAGCGGAGCAACTCTTCGACATATTCGTTAAGAAAGTCGAACAAGCGGGAGGTGCAGGTGCATAATGGCGGTAGAATTCTGGCTTATTAGTGGTAAAGAACGACTGCGCCTGCCCGTCAATCCTACGGCGAATGCTTATGACTCTCCGTTCGATTACGAAGATATCGAAGTTGAAGGACTCGGCGAGGTAACGAATATCAAACTACGGGGCTTGCGCCCATTTACGATACAAACATTTTGGCCGAAGCATTATAATCCGACATACTGCGGCTATAGAGGATTCATTTCCCCTACCGCCTTCGTCGCTAAAATCGAAAGTTGGCGTAACCGTCGGCAACCGATTCAGTACGTAGTTACTGGCGCTGGCGGCGTTAATCTCCCCGTAACCATACGCGACTTTCAAATCGAAGCTGAACGTGCCGGCTCGCCCGGTGACATTTATTTTACGTTGGCGTTAAAGGAATGGCGCGAGGTTAGAGTCGAAAGGGTAACGGTTGCTAAACCGAAGCCTAAGCCGAAGCCACGTCCTCCTAAGCCGAAGCCAGTCCCGAAGAAGATATACGTTGTGAAGAAAGGTGACTGCCTGTGGAATATCGCGAAGAAGCCTTCCGTTTACGGCGACGCAACAAAATGGCGCAAGATTTACAACGCGAATAAGAAGTTAATCGGCAAGAATCCGAACTTGATTTATCCGGGGCAAAAGTTGGTGATACCAAAATGAGCGTTTCTCTTCGGTATTACTCAAGCTCTGACACCTACGTTAAATTAACGGAGTTAGTCACTTCGGTAAATTGGTCAGGGGAAACAACGCAGGCCAGCCGTTCGTGCAAGGTGTCGATGAGCAATACGACAAACGGCACGACGAAGGCGGTTAATATCGAGGTCGGGAAGGACGTTCGGCTTTACGTAGATGGAGACGAAATCTTTCGCGGCGTTATCTTCAATACTGAAATAGCCAGCGACGGCTCCTTTTCGTTTACGGCGTACGACTATAACTATTACCTTACGAAAAATATGGACTCGATGAAGTTCGTTAAGCAGAAGGCTTCACAAATCATTCGCACTATCTGCAGTAAGTATGGAATCAGTGCGGGCACGATCGACGACACAGGCTACGTTATTCCTAAATTAATTCTGCGCGATAAAACTTTATACGACATGATTATGATAGCCTTGACGGAAACTCGAAAGAAAACCGGCAAGGTTTTTATGCTTGGAAACGAAAAAGGAAAGTTAGTTTTACGCGAGAGAAAGTCGCAGGTAAAGCGCTTGATTATAAAGGACGGCTCGAACTTACTTAGCGCCAGTTACTCGGAATCTATTGAAGACTTACGCAACTCCGTTCGTATCACAGGGAAGAGCGGCGAGGAATCGAAAGGTGTCACGGTCAGCGATTCGGCGTCCACTAAGAAATACGGACTGATGCGCGAGAAGGAGCACGAAAGCGAGAAGTCAGTCGCTCAACTTATGCCGATTGCCAACGCTTTACTGAAGGAACTCAACAAAGTAGCGAGGGAGTCTAACATAGATGCTCTCGGCGAGAAGTCAATTATCTCCGGCAAAATGGTGCAAGTCAGCGAGAAAATGACGGGCATCAGCGGAGGATTTTACGTTATTACCGACTCGCATACGTTCGAGCCTAACGGACTCCATTCGATGAGCATTACCGTATCGAAAACATTGGAATTAAACGAGCTAGAATATGAGCCACCTGAAGAACCGGAGAAGACTATGGCAAGCGGCGGCGCCTCAAATGACAAGGCAACCGACGTAGTTAACCTAGCGCGTAGCTTTAAGGGGAAAGTTCGTTATGTATTCGGCGGAAAGAGTATTGCAAACGGTACGGGCGATTGTTCCGGGTTTACTTACTACGTATTCAAGAAAGCAACTGGTAAAGACATCGGCCACGGCACGTCGGCACAGATACGAAAAGGAAAGCAAGTTTCGAAGGCAAGCGCTCAGGCGGGCGATTTAGTGTTCTTCCAAGGTACGTATCGTTCCGGAGTTTCCCACGTTGGTATCGTAACGCGTCCAGGATTTTGCGTAAGCTTAGCTTCGTCTGGATGCCAGGAACACAGCTATACGACAGGTTACTGGGCTGGTCACTACATGGAGATACGGAGGGTGATTTAACGATGGATAAACGCATAGGACTCGAAGGTTCATCGGCATCGAAGTTCGTCCAACTAATCCGCCAACACGGACATAACAAGGATGTCACCATCGAACTAGGCGAAGTGTTGGCGCCTATGCCTAACCTTAAGCTTCGCGTCGGGACTGATGAGATTGACCTCGACATGGACGACTTAATCGTATCGCAGACGGCGGCCAACGGCGGTCTTTCGGTAGGGGATCGCGTTATCATCATAGGAGACGACGATTCGCAATTATATTTCGTAATAGATAAGGCGGTGTAAATATGGCGTTTATTCCCGAAAATTACTCAGATGCTTTAGACGAAGCAATCCTGGCGGAAGAGGAAGCGGAGATAGTCGTTGAGCCGTCGAAAACGTGGGCGATTGATTTCGAAAATGGCACCATCGGAAAGTTTATAGATGGGGGAGAATCTTTGCGGCAGTTCATCCGGAAGGCTATTTTAACGGAGCGGTCAAGGTTCGCCATTTATTCGGACGACTACGGATGTGAATTAAACGAGCTAATCGGCGACGACGAAATTACAGAGGAGTTGCTCGACGCAGAGGTTCCTCGGATAGTTAGCGAGGCACTTGTTTATGACGACCGAATTGACGATGTGCAGACGACGTTTACACGGGATGGCGACAAGTTGTTCATTACCGTTACGGTGATTCCCGCGGATAACGACGTTGTAATAACGGAGGAGGTGGAAGTAAATGTATGAATATAAAACGCCAGAAGCGATACTCGAGGCGATGCTTGAGGACGTTGACGATTCGATCGATAAGCGGGAGGGATCGGTCGCTTACGACTTGCTTTACCCGTCTGCAATCGAGCTATCGTTGGCATACGTCGAGTTGGACGCAGTTATGATGCTAGCCTTCGCGGAAACAACAGAAGGGCAATGGCTCGACTTACGTGCAGGCGAATTCGGTGTAACGCGAAAAGCAGCAGCCAAGTCGGAAGGGATCGTCACGTTAACCGGACCTGAAGGCACAATCGTTCCCGTAGATACGCTACTTATGACGGACGATGAGGAGCCTGTCTATTTCCTAACGAAGGACGAAGTTGTCCTTACGGGAGGAATGGCTACAGTTACGGCAGAGTCGCAAGATGGCGGGGAAGACGGAAACATATTGGCGGGTCGAATTACTTCGTTAGCTCCAGGAGATTTATCCGGAGTGGTTATGGCAACAAACGCTTTAGCCTTTAGCGGAGGGGCTGACGCAGAGTCTGACAAAGAATTACTTGGGCGCCTAAAGGATCGCGTGCAGAAGCCGGCTACCAGTGGAAACGCTAATCATTATTTGCAATGGGCGAGGGAAGTCGTCGGAGTAAGTGATGCGAAGGTTTATCCATTATGGGCCGGACCTGGTACGGTGAAAGTCGTCCTACTAAGCTCGGACAGAAAAGCGCCGAATCAAACGATCATCAACGCAGCAACTACGTATATCGAATCGCAGCGTCCTTTCGGGGCAGCAGTAACCGTCACAGGCGTGGTCGAGGTTCCGATTAACGTTACGGCAACGCTGACGCTGCAGGCTGGCGGAGACATCTTGGCAGTTAAAGCGGAATTCGAAACGGCGTTAGACGAGTATCTTGAAGGTTTAGCGTTTAGGGATACCATCGTAAGGTACTCACGGATTGCGAATCTGCTGCTCGACATTCCGGACGTGCTTGACTACAGCGGACTTACTATAAACGGGGGCACGGCTAACATCGCCATTCCAGACGGGCAGGTTGCCATTAACGGGACGGTGACTTTAACGTGAATACTACTCGCGATATAAAGCGTGCCATGTTCGACTATCTGCCTAAGTATTACGAAGAACTTCGCGAATCTGAAGCGATTATAAACGCGAAAGCAGCCGCTTATCTTCGCCTAATGTACGATATTGACGACGTAATGGAGCAAATGTTCATCGATAAGGCATCTTGGGGGTTAGCGCTCTGGGAGAAATTGCTCGGCATTAAGATCGGTGCTAGTCATTCCGTATGGAAGGTGCTCGAAGACATCCGTCCGGTGTTCGAGGAAATTGAGGAGATGGACTGGACCAGCTTCGAGGATACGTTTGTTGTAGATCGCTCCGGAAGACGGTCGACTATCAAATCGAGAATACGCGGATTTGGCTCGGTCAATGTGGCGCTATTGAAAAGCGTTTGTGAATCGTACGTTGGCGGAGAGGTAGAAGTCAGCGAGTCTCCTGACGCCCACAAAGTTACGATTAAATTCATTGATTCGCGCGGAATCCCTTCGAATATAGACGATTTAAAAGCGGCGGTGGCAGAGATTATGCCCGCGCATTTGGTCGTGGAATATACGTATCGTTACCTTTCGTGGGATGAATACGATGCTTTCTCATGGGCGTGGGATACGTTGGACGCTAAACAATTTACTCACGATCAGCTCGAAGTTTATAAACCAGAATAAATCGGGAGGTGGCTACATGCCAGAATATACGCCGCGGATAGGATTACCGAAGCCGTTAGGAAATGAAAATGTATCGCGAGCGAATCATAACGCCCTTGTCGATAAGATTGACGAACAAGTCGGCACGCATTTAGAAAACATGAGCAATCCGCACGGAGTAACGGCAGAGCAAATCGGAGCTGTTCGGATGCCGGGGGCTGATGGATTATTACGCCTCGGTCAAATAGTATTATCCGACGACGTGCTACCGAAAAGTGCGGTGGAGAAGTTTATATTTGTCAGCACAACAGGGAACGATTCGACTGGTGACGGCACGAAAGCGAAGCCATATAAAACAATACAGCGTGCGGTTGACGTTATTCCAAATACACACATGAACGCTTATACAATCGCCTGCGCTGCGGGGAGTTATTCGGAAGAGGTGCTAATTAAAGGGCTCATTGGTGGCAGCGTGAAAATCCAATTGGACGGAATAGCGCCGTCAGCAAGGGACGGCGTAACGGGATTAAACGTGCTATCAATACTAGTCGAAGACTGTATGTGCTATGTCCGAATCAACGACGTTGACTTTTATAATTCTTCTACTATTTCACGTTCTTCAGTCCTTCGGTTCACTCGTAGCATGTACGGAGTTGCTAGCAACTGTCGTTTTGACGGAGATGCCAAGGTTAATAATAAATACTCCATTTTTTATGATGCCTCGAAAGGGCACGTTTATACAAGCTACTTCACAGCCCAATTTACGTGTATGTGTGCACAATTCGGTTCGCAGGTTGTTTGGTCTGATACTAATGCGCACGGACCGACGAAGAGTGATTTCGGCCTGAGCGTATCTTCTTCAATTGTCCACAAAACTGGCGCTCTAAACCTTAACGCCACGACGCTCGAAACTACAGTTAGCGGAGGGGTTATCTACTAATGGGAGAAATAATCTTAGCAGGCGATCGTATCACGGTTGATAAACTCGTTAAAAAGGCTAACAGTTTGACAGGCTACTTAAACGGAATCGAAAGGGTAAGTTTGAAAGGGATCGACTGGGATACGTTCAAAGTAACGTGGACTGGCGTAGAGCCTACGGAGGAAGCCGAGGTATCTATCGAATTTCTTCAGCAAGAGAACGGGGAATTGAAGGCGCGACTCGATGTCGTTGAAGATGCGCTAATCACCCTTATGGATAGCGCTAAGTAACGAAAAGCAGAAGGTATAGAGAAGGCGTTCCTTATTGAACCGGAATAGGGCGCAAAAAGGGAGCGGATTATATGAGTAGCGAAAAGACACCGAATTTAGGATTGCACAAATGGAAGTCGACGGATTACGTGCAGATGGTCGAGTTTAACGAGAATTTCGTGAAGCTTGACGAGAAGTCTGCGGAGGTTACCGAGAATTTCGCGAAGTTTGACGAGAAGACAGCAGAGTTCAACGAGCAGTTAGCAGAAACAACGACAGGGCTTTCATTCATTCCAGCGCAGAATGTGGTTTTAAGTACGACAGCAGCGGGTGACCCTCGTTTTCTTGACAATATCGGGGATGGATACCTCTATGGAAGTAACTCGCGTTCGTTATACCGAGCTACCTCCGAAAACGGTCCATGGACGTTAGTTAAAGCTTTTACTGTAAATGACGCTATAAACGGCATACGTATGTTAGGCGACGGAGAAGTCTTGCTGATACGTTCGACAGATGGGTTATGGAAATCTACAGGGTGGGCAACTAATCCACTTACAGCTACGTGGACGCAGGTGCTAGTCACTAACGGAAGAACAACTCAGTTTAGTATAGACGTTGATAAAGCTTCTGGATGGGTTTCAGCTACAACATATATAAATGGAGATATGACAAACTCGCGATATGTTTGGTTATCGAGAAATAACGGAGTTACATTTACGCAGATATTTGACATGCTGGACTTTGAGCCAACTATAGACAAATCGCACGCTCACATGCATCTTGCGGTATTAGATCCGTATTGGAATGCTGTCACACCGCGGATATGGATTAGTTATCACAAAACTGCGGATGACCCGACAAATACTGCTGATCCTTTAAAACGAATTAAATACTCTGATGATGGGGGTCAAACGTGGGTTAGCTTTTCAAATTCGGGGTATCAGCCAGTGGTAGGAATAGCGACACCTGAAGGTATGCTCTTTGGTTCTGATGAAGATACCGTCGGAGTTTATGTTGTGAGGCGAACAGCAAACCCTGCAGATATGAAGTACGAGCTTTTTTATGCAATTAGAGAAAATATAGACGGTATTTTCGGATGGGCAACTAAGGCGATCAAGGGTGCAAATGGAGCTTATCATATTGCTTTTAGATCAAGTGTTGCGGGCTATCCTGGTCGTGTTATTACAAGTGATGGAAAGCGAATTGTGGAGACTTTAAAAATAACTCCTGCAACGCCAAATGATTCCGTAGACCTTGTTGATATTGTTGAGTATAAAGGAAGGATTTTGGCAAACTATTACAATACATTTACTGGAGCAGGGACAGCCTACAAAATGATAGCAGATGTACCTGTTCGTGGAGTGCCTACATTTACGTCAGTAGGAGCATTAGAGGGTGGCATTGCGGGGCCATTAGCTACTTCAGCAGGTATAAAATCTAAAGCTGATATGCGCGGTACTGCAATAGGCTCCAATAGTTATGCTGCATTACGAGGGACAGTTTTGGGCGAACAGTCGAGTGCCGGTGCAGAAGGGGTGGCGATTGGATCAGTTGCAATAGTCACAGGAAATGGGACTTCAATAGGAAAATCAGCAACTGCCGAAACCGGTGTGTCAATAGGGCGAAATAGTAGTTCAGCCAGCGATGGTACTTCTGTGGGACCGTCAGCGAAATCGATAGCGGAATCAGTTGCGCTAGGGTCTTTTGCAGATGCGTCAGCCTCTCAAACAACAGCCATCGGTCGGTTAGCGGCAGCGAACAATGCTAATGCCGTTGCAATTGGGGCACTGGCTAATGCAAACGCCCCAGGTTCTGTTGCTATTGGGAGAAATGCTAAATCGTCGCATGACTTTTCTGTAGCGCTTGGGTATGGGGTTCAAACAACAGCGCCCAATCAGTTCAAAATCGGAAATAAACATATTGAACTAGACGTAATATCAAACCCATCAACGTTCCCTGTAAACGGACTAAGGTTCTTCGCAAGAAAAAATACTTCAGGAAAAGTAGAGTTGTGTGTACTGTTCCCGTCAGGATCTCCGGCAGTCGTTGCAACAGAACCTTAATTCAAAAATTTTGAGTTACTTGTAGAATTTTCAAGTCTATTGTTTTAAGATTAATATATCCTTAACACTAGATTGTGAGGTTTTGCATTGAGCAACCTAGGAAGATTGAATGAATTAGACGCGCTGAGAGGGTTAGCTGCGCTTGCGGTAGTTTTATATCACTATACAACAAGATATGAGGCCCTTTTTGGACATGCAAAGACCTCATATTTTGGCTTTAATTATGGTAATTTAGGTGTAAATCTGTTTTTCATGATCAGTGGGTTTGTTATTTTCATGACAATTACCAGGACGAATAATGTAACTGATTTTGCTAAGAAAAGGATTATAAGATTATATCCATCATATATCGTAGCGGTTATAATCACTTTTGTTGCAGTAAAGCTTTATGATTTAGGCGGTAGAGGAGTAACTTTGTTTGATGGTGTTTTTAATCTGACAATGCTTCAAGGGTTTTTACCTGGCGTCATAGACCACGTTGATGGTGCTTACTGGAGCTTAAAAGTGGAGCTGACCTTCTATATTATTATTGGAGTTATTCTGTTTTTTGGTTTAAAGCAACGAGTGTATTTACTTTCGATATTGTGGTTAATTAGCACATCGATATTTCAAGTTTTAGATGCGCTTACTGGAGGCTATATAATTACTAAAGCGTTAGTTTTTTACTCTATTGCTGATTATGCTCACTTGTTTATCGCAGGGATAATGTTTTATTTATTAAAAACTAAAAATCAACTAAAATATCATTTGTTAATTGGTCTTTGTTTAATCTATGAATTCGCGCTCAATGACTTGAAAGCAAGTTTATTTGTAACAATGTTTTTCGGTGTTTTCTATCTCTTGATAAATAGCAAGTTGTCACTACTTAATAATAAAGTCCTAACGTTTTTAGGAGCTATTTCATATAGTTTATATCTGATTCACCAAAACATTGGTTATATCATTATCAATTTCTTAGAGAAAAACGGTATGGTTCAAGAATTTTATTTGATAATACCTGTAAGTGTATCTATCATCTTAGCAACATTAATTACTTACTATATAGAAAAACCAGCAATAAGGATATTCAAGAATCGAATGCAAAAAAGGAAAACACTGAAGCTGAAAAAGGATGGGTTATCTGCTAAATCATCATAGTTGGAATAAACTACGCAGTAGTTAGACACGCACCACAACGCAAGGCGGCCGCCATTCGGTCGCCTTTTTTGCGTGGATAAAAACGCCACATCATCGGGGGGAGGGGCGCAGTAATGGCGGAACCAATCAGCCGAGACATCGCGGAAATTCGCGAGTGGCTTGTTCGTATTGACACGAAGATGGACTATATGAACGAAGTAAAACATACGGCAGAGGAAGCGAAAGTATTAGCGGAAGAAGCGAAACAAATTGCGACTGAAGCACGCGAGGACATTCGCGACATGAAGGCTAATACGAAGTGGGTTTGGGGCGTAATTTTAACCGTTGTCGGTTTGCTTATTACGGTTGGCATAGCGGTTTTTCGATAAGCCAGTCGGCGGACGCACTCGCTCGCTGGACACGTTCGAAATTGCGGCGCCGACCTTAGTTTTAATAATAATCGAAAAGGGGCGGATTATCAATGTCAGACAAATGTATTAACGACGCTGGGCATGGCGGCACAGATCCAGGAGCGTGTGCAAACGGAATCAAGGAAAAGGAATACAGCCTAGAAGCTGCACTGTATGTGAACAAGCGCTTGAATGAGCATGGAATTACCTCGGGGCTCACTAGGCCTGGAGATGAGACGCTTGACTCCGGACCGAGGACAAAACGTGTGCGCGATTCAAATGCCGAGTTTGGAATAAGCCATCACTTTAATGCTGGTGGTGGAGCTGGGGCCGAATTTATCCACTCAATCTTTTCTGATGGAGAGTTTGGTAAACTCTTGGCCGAAGAGTTCAAAAAGGCCGGATATCCAGTAAGAAGAACTTTCAGTAGGCAAGGTAATAACGGAAAAGATTATTACTTCATGCACAGGGAAACAGGCAGATGCAACATGACGATTGTCGAATATGATTTTGTAGATGGTCCTAATGCAGACAAGTTAAAAGACAAGGCTTACCGGCATGGTATGTATGAATGTGTAGTAAAGGCTGTATGCCGGCATGAAGGCGTTAAGTATTACCCAATCAAGCCGCAAGCATCAAAGCCAAAGCCAAATACTAAACCGGAAAAAGTATGGTACGACGTTGTGATTGGCGGCTTTGATCAACACGAAATTGACGGGGCATTTGCGGCGACAAAGAAGGCTTTTCCGCATTGGCACATGGAAAAACGTAAACAATAAAGGAGGGATTAATTATGGAACGGTTTAGAAACTACGGATTGTGGCTCGCATTGGCAGCGCTTGGCGGACTTATTTTAAACGACGCTGGCCTGGTTGCGCCTGACAAATACGAACAGTACGTCGATATGATTTTCGCTGTCCTGGTGGCGGCGGGAGTCATCAGTAATCCGTCGCAAGGTAAAGGCTTTAAGGACGACAAATAAACAAACGCCTCGGCCATTACGGTCGGGGCGCATTTTTTACGTCATCAATATAACGATTAATTGCCGCCAAATCGTCCGAATAAGAGTCGTCTTCTCCTTCGATTTTTACATCGTAATACAGCGACATTACACTTGTAGCCAACAGCGCAGCAGTCACATCGTTTTTGCCTTCGAAGCTACTATCCTTACCATATAACGCCTCGTACTCGTCGGCTGCATCTTCTAGCGAAGCGTCGACAACATCGCCGCCGGCGTGCGTCTGCTCAACCTTCGCGACAAATTCTTCCGTATCATTCACGAATGCGCCAGCGTCATATTTGACGTTATACTTCGGTGTCTCTGTTTTCGCACTACATCCCGCCAGTAAAATCGCCACTAACAACAGCACTATAAACCGTTTAGCTCCCACGTGTATTCCTCCCCTTTTTGTTTACTACGGAAGTGTATGCGAAAAGATTCGCCAAAAATTCCTAAAACCCTTTTTACATATCGAAAAACTTGTTTGCGTCCACGTCATACCCCATCGCCTTCAACGCCCGCTCAATCCGCACCCATGTCGCTATCTTTGGCGTATAGCCTTTTTCACCACACAAGCGCGTCAGTGTCATGGCGCTCACCTTTGCCCGTCTTGCTACTTCCGCCTGGGTTATTCCGTTGCGGTCGAGCCAACGCCCGAACTCACTGCGCGGCTTCCCTAATCCGAACATTCTACGTCACCTCTGCTTTTTTATCCGCAGTTTGTCCGAAAATAACATTTTTTAAACGTGCGCAAAATTTGTGAATAGTGGACGTGCTGACCGTCATACCTTTTACTATTCCGAATAAATTTCCTCGGCGGAACATCGGTCGGAACAACGCAAATCCAACTATGGCGGCGCTTGGCGCCCATTTCGACCGTACTGTCCGTGCGGGACTATCTTACGATATAAAGGGGTGGCGACTATGCTTTTCGAAATCGTTTCATCGCTCGCAGTAGGCGGCTTGGTCGGTGCGGTGCACGTCCATCAGCGAGGGCTTGTCGGAAATGATACGCAAGCTATCGTCCGGATTGCAGCCAACGCCGGCTTGACCGCAAAGGACGGCACAAATATTCGCATTCATCGACGGACGACTAGGCGCGACTATTCCGAATATGCGTTCCAATTGCCGCAAGGCTTGTCGGCGCAACAGTTTCGCGACAAACTTGACCGATTCCAGGACGGCTTGAACGCAAAGAAGCGCCTGCTGGATGTATCGCTTGCGGATATAAAGCGCATTGACTGGCGGGGTGACATCGGTGACCAGCTTCGGAAATTACTTCGCAAAAGTAAAAACATCCGAAAAGAGGTCGAAATCAGCTTCGACGGCATGCTCATTTTTCGCGTCTATAACGAAGCGCTCACCGAATACCTGGCGTTTGATGAGGCGATGTTGGCGCAATGTCGCGGCTGGGAAATTCCGCTTGGTCAGGCGCGAGGCGGCTTCGTTCGTCACGACACGGAACTCGGTCACATGGTCGTTGCCGGCGCTACCAGATACGGTAAATCGGTGTTCCTGAAGAACGTCATCACGTCGCTAATTGCACGCAAGCCGGAAGATGTTCGCCTAACACTTATCGACTTAAAGGGCGGGCTTACCTTCGCGCGTTATCAGAGCGCGCAGCAGGTCGCTACAGTGGCGATAGACGTAGCTGAGACTCTTACTACCCTGATACGTTTAGACGCTGAAATGACGGCAAAGCAAGCGAAATACTTGGCGCAAGGATACGAGGACGTTAGAGAAGCGGGCGACACCGGGCGCCACTTTATCCTCGTTGACGAAGCGGCACAACTGGCGAGCAAAGGCGTCACAGATAGCGAGGAAAAGAAGATGCGGATAGAATGCGAACGGATACTCGCCAGGATTGCGCAGGTGGGCGCCGGCTTAGGCTATCGGCTGATATTTTGCACACAGTACCCTACCGCTGACACTTTGCCGCGACAAATCAAACAGAACGCCGACACGCGCGTTTGCTTCCGGCTTCAGACGGCGATAGCGAGCCAAGTTGTACTAGACGAGGATGGCGCCGAAGCGTTGCCGAAAGTGCGGGGTCGAGCGATATACCTGACGCCCGACGGTAAGCAAATCGTCCAGACGCCGTTCATCGAGAACGAATATATCGAGCGCACCATAGCGCCTCACAAACGGAAGGAGCGAGCGAAACATGAAAGCGACACTTGCGAAAAAGCAACGCCACGAAAGCATACTCTTATCGTTGAAAAAACTCGGCTATCTTAGTCGGTCGCAGATACAGCGCCTGCATCGGTTGAAGAGTGACCGCAATGCTAATCGGGTGCTGGCCGGCATGGGCGAATATTTGTCGTCGGCCCGACTTGGCGAAAAGATTTATTACCTGAACGCTGCTGGCCGAGAACAAGTCGGCTGTGACCATCCGTTGAAGCGGTCGGGCCAAATTGAACACTGTGTGATGAGAAACGACGTATATATCGCTCGCGGCTGTCCAACGACCTGGCAAGCGGAAGTTAAACTGATGGTGCCTGGCGAAGTCAGCGTTATTGCTGACGCTCTATATTCGATGGGCGGCGTTTACCACATCATCGAGGTAGATAATACGCAAAAGATGGCGGCTAACCGTGCGAAGATGGGAAGGTACCGTACGCTCATTGCCCTGGGCGTATTCGAAAAGCCACCGAAGTTTATCTGGCTGACCACGACGGAGTATCGGCGGCGCCAGCTTGCGAAGTTATGCGAAAATCTGAACGCTTATATTTATACGGTGAGCGACATAAAATAGGAGGCGATTGGTGTGGCGAAGATTAAACGGGTGGGTACGATAAGTGAATTTATGCGGGGCGAGACGAATGCTCCTAGGCGGTCAGGAACGGCTGTCAAAGCGGCGGTAGGCATTGGTATAGCGTTGGTATCACTTACGTTTGGCGACGTGTCATTGGCGGCTGCGGGCGCTGTAGATGCGGCGGTGACAGCGAAGGTAGTTACGATGTTTACGCCACTCGTCGATTTGGTGCGTGCGCTATCTTATCCGATCAGCCTCGTGATGATGCTGGGTGGTGGTCTATCCGTCATGATTGGGCTGAGCGAGCGTGGATTTTCGATGATACAGCGGGCGGGCCTCGGCTACGTGCTTGTTCAGATGCTTCCGATACTAATGGATCTACTTGTCGAGATTACAAAAGCGCTATAG